ATGGTGAAATTTGGCATCTTGGCGATGCTGGAAGCGAAGATCGGCAAGGAGCACGAGGTTGCAGCATTCTTGAAATCCGCGCTGCCGCTCGTGGAAGCAGAGCCGGGCACAGTCTCGTGGTTCGCGATCCGAGTGTCATCCACCACTTTCGGCATTTTTGACGTCTTCCATGACGCAGCCGGCAGAGATGCTCATCTTGCGGGCGAGGTCGCGAAGGCGCTCACGGCAAAGGCTCCGGAGCTTTTCTCCCAGTCGCCAAAAATCGAGAAAATTGATGTGCTGGCGTCTAAGTTAGGTTGAAGCGCAAAAAAACGCCCCGATTGTCGATGTGACGGTAGGAGCGTTTCTACCGCCGGCGGAGAGATCGACACCAGCGGATTGCAGAAATCGTAAACCTTCGCTGCGTCCGCCGCAACTCCTCGGTGAGATCTCGAACGCGAGCGAGCCGACCATCGTTGCTGCGGGAGGCGAATGCGCAAGACGCAGACGAAGAGCGGGGGCATGGTGTTGTTGGTGGGGCGCTAATGATCGCTCCTCCGAGGCCTCTGCGCCGGATTTCATAGCCGTCGCGATATGTTCTCGACGGCCGTCGCTCTGTATTCTTCAGCGATGGGACCAGCAAGGAATGAACCAGAAATTCGACGGAATGTGCTGCGTCTTAGACGTCTTCCATCTCAAGCTCTCCAGCAACTCCTCTCCGGAGGACAGCCTGCCTGGATAAGAGGCGTCAACATTCGAGCGGCCGGACAGCCGCCTACGATAATGCGGCACCTAGTGTTGAGGACGGTTATGACTTGGAGATCCAAATGACGATATGCAGTGATGCTCTCGTTTCTAGCGCGATTGTGCATTCATGAGCATGCGCTTCGACACGTGGAGTTCGAAAAACTGGGAAAGAGGCTAGGCCAGGCTCGTCCATTTGAGCACAGCGGCGACCACTAAATATTGTGGGGTAGATTGGCGGATGCATTCGCAAATAAAGTAAAAATGCTAACTAAAACAACAAGTTACAAGAATGTATGGCGGAAGGGGTGGGATTCGAACCCACGGTGGAGTTGCCCCCACGCCGGTTTTCAAGACCGATCAAACTGATGCGGCGCTTCGCAAGCAGCACTATGTTTTGCATGGCGTTCACGCTGACTCTACTTCTCCAAACCGGTGGTCATGTGCCGCATTTTGTGCCGACCCGCGTTTCGCGCGCTCGACCTCTTCCGGCGTGAGGAATTCCAGATAGATCTCCGTCGTCTTCACGCTGGTATGGCCAAGGATCTTCGATAGGTCGTAGATCGATCCGCCATTGCGCAGATACTCCACCGCGTAGAAATGGCGCAGGTCGTGAAAGCGAAAACGGGTGAATTCGCGCGCGGCTTTGACCTCGCGCGCGATCACGGCGCGGCGCAGATGTGTGAAGTCGGACGCCGCCTGGGTGAATGGCGACCCGTCTTCTCGACAGAAAATCAGGTTCGAGCCAAGCGCGACGGGCTGTGCCGAGATATGTGCCGACGCCTCAACCGACAGGGGAATGACCCGCCGCTTGTTCCGCTTGCCGATCACTTCGAGGGTGCCAGCGGCGCGATTGAAGCCCTTCCGCGGGACGGTCACGAGTTCGTTTTGCCGACAGCCGGTCAGTCGAGCCGCGAGGATCAACGCTCCAAAGGCGCGGCTCGCGGCGCAAATAATGGTATCAATTTCCGCGAGCTGCGGCAAAATAATCGGATCACGGAGCTCTCTGATCAGGCGGCGCTTCGACAGCGTCGGGTTGCCCTCGCGCCAGCCCTCCTCCTCGGCATAATCCAGCACGCTGGAAACGGCCGTCAGATCGCGTCGGATGGTCGCCGGCGAGACTTCGCCCTTCCGCGCGGCGATCAGCGCCGCGATGACGCGCCCGTCAATCTCGTCGATCGCGTAACGCTCGAGATGCGGGCGCGCCTTGGCGAGCGAATCGGCGTAGCGGGCGGCGGTCGTGGGAGCGAGATTGGAGAATTCGTGCTCGGCCCAGGCCGTCACGACCTCAAGCCAGGGCCGTCGACGCTCGCCGCGCCAGCGCGCCGCCTTGATCTCCTCGAGCTTCCGATCACGGAGCCGCCGCGCAGTTTTAACATCGCCCGTTCGTAAGCTTTCTCGATGCTCGACGCCCCGGATGGTGGTGCGCAACCACCATATGTCGCCGCGCTTATAGAGGTTTTCCTCAGACATTCGGCTTCCCGCTCTGAAATGAACCGACGCAACTTGGCTGGGTCGAATGTCCAGAGCGTGCCAATTTTGGCCGCTCCAGGCAAATCGCCGCGCGCGGCGAGCGCCTGGACGCCGCGGCGGGAGACGCCCAGCATGGCGGCCGCCTCTTCGGCGCGGATGCGCTGCGGGGCAGGGCGGTTGGCGCGCTGGGTCATGCCGCTCGCTCGCTTTCCTCGTCGGGCATGGTGCAGCCCCAGCCGACCATCAGACTTTTAGCGATCAGGGGTTCTGCGCTCGGCAGTGACTTGAGATTGCGAGCCTCCAGGAGAATGATTTTGCAGCGGTGAGCGCCGTCTAGTTCCACAAGAAACGGGCATGGCGCGACCGTCGACCAGTCGTCCATTGCCTCGAGCGCCTCGACACCGATATCGCAGATCTCCAGCTTGCAGCACAGACCGCAGCCATTGCAGGGCGCGCCGTATTTCGGCTTAGGAAGGTCTGCGCGCTGGGTCATGGCGCGGCCTCTTCGCAGAGCGCGTCGATGTTCGACTTGACGACTCGGAAAGCAATGGCGGCAACCCATGGATTGGCGTCCCATGAGCCGGGGCCGTTGATGCTCTCCCATAGCCGCTCAAAGCATTCGACGACGCCTTCAGAGCACACTGGCCCGCTCGCGTCGGGAACAATCCAGAATCCGGCCCCGGGCCCGTCTTCGATGTATTGGCACCCCTCAGCGATCGCGTCGTCTTCGCTGATCTCCTGCAGTTGCTCGACCTTCACACTCTTGACGATCAGCGTGAGGCGCGACGCCCAGCGCGGCATGTGGATCGATGGCTTCCATTTTATGCCGTAGTCTTTGCGCGCTTGATCGTCGTGACTCCCTGGCGCAGTGTCGGCCATATAGGCGGCGCGCTGAATTGGTGAACTATGCGTCGGCCGATGTTCAATGCCGGTGCCGCGAAGATCGGCGAAACTCTCTCTCACCCAAAGCCGATCGCCGCTAACCCACCGCAGCGCTCTCTTGGCTTCGCGGATATCCGCATAAACGCCGTTGTCCTGCGGCTGCGGCTTCAAAACCCGCCGCGTCTGTGTCTTTCGTCCGTCGAGCAAAGCGCGGATCATTGGCGCGGAAAAGATGATAGGGCGATCGGTCATCTCGCCTCCGGGCCGAGCTTGTAGATCAGCCCCGGCGCGATCACGATCTCGTCGGCCGCCAGTTGCGAAAGGTCGCTGCTTTCCTCGTCCCATGGGCGATCGAAGGCATATCTGCCGTCTCCGCCGATCACCCATGCAGGGATATCGCGATCGCGATAGACGCCGATCGACGGCCCTTTCGCCACAATCTTGCCTCGGTCGCTCATCTCGCCTCCGGGAATTCGCTGTATTCGACGCCGTCGAGGAAGCGGCCGGCGCGCGCCTTGCTGATGATATCGAGAGCGCCGGCTACCTTTCTCAACTCGTCGGCCGTTGCATCAGATTTGATCTGATTGGCGCGCCATGAGATTATCCAAACATTCCCCGGGACATACCCGAGTGATGACTCAATCCTGTCGAGGGATGCGCTCATATCGCAGCGGCGTTGGTCGGCCTGATAAACAAGTCGCGTTCCGAAGACAGGACAGAACTCTGGAGCCTGAAGGTCATCTATCGAGAGCGCGAATGAAACTTTTCGTTCTCGCGCTCGACGGCGTGCGTCCGCGACAAGTTTTTTCAGCGCCCATATTTTCGCGTCGTCAGAGAGCTTGCGCGCGCGTCGCGATATTCTATGTCGTTCATTATTGTGCTCGGAGGCCTTGGCGTGTGCGCGTCGATTTCGCTCGCTGGCCACATCACGGCAAACATAATTTAGACCGCCATATGCATCCGCGCGTTTTCCGAAATTGCTTTTCGGCTCCATGCGCTTGCAGGCTCCGCACCAAATTTCAGTTTCGGTTTCCTTCCTACGCTGCATTCGGGAACTCCCGCACTTGCAGGTCAGAAGGAAATGAAACCAAGTCTTTCCTCAATCGCCCATCGACGTGCATTTGTTTCATGAAGAAAGCGACATTGGCCTCCCGGCATTGGGAAGCCAATCCCCTCGCCCAATCTGGATGCATCGGCCGCGCACCTGGGCCGCTCTCGCCGCCGCAGATGACCCAGTCGAGCGCCCAATGAGGCTCGCCGGACTCGCGGCCGGCGGTCAGCGCATTGATGCGTGGCGTGAGATCGCTTGGCGGATAGGCGAAGGGAATACGGGCCAAGTTGACCGGCCCCAGTATCGGCTCGATCGACACAAAGAGACCCGCCGCCGGCGTCGCGAGAAGGTCTGGAATGCGCTCGTTGGCGCGTGGTTGGTCTTCAGTAGTGCCGCCGTGCCATGTGTTCTTCGGCGGCCAAACGCGCAGGGTAATGTCGTCCGGCATGTCGATATCGCCGATGCTTTTGACCGGCCAATTGTCGTCCGGCACGACGCGCTTGGCGATCATCATGTCGACGATAACGCGCGCGATGCGGTGCGGCGTCGTCCAGTCGCCCATATACGCGCGCTGGCGCGCGCAGCGCTTGGTCAGAAAGGCGTAGCGGTGCTGCGGCGTCAAGATCGCGACGGCGAAGATGCGGTCGAGCCATTCGTCGGGAACCCAGTCGCCGAAGATGTCGGTCATGCTGGCGACGAACACCCCGCGCGGCGCGCGCCATGACAGCGGCTGCAACAGCGTCTTCTCGTCGAGATAGATATCTGTGTCGCCGTTCTGGCGATGGCCGGGCTTGTAAGGTAGGCCTGTGCCGCCGGTGTCGCCGGCTTTGGCGTTGAGCGCTTCGGCATAGCAATGTTCGCAGGCCGGCGAGACCTTCTCGCAATGCCAACCGCGCTTGCCGGTCTTCGTATTGTGCGCGCGGATCGGGTTCCATGTGACGCCTTTGGGAAGGCCGAGCGACGCCCATTCGATCTTGGTCATTGTGGCGTCTCACGCATACGAGCGGCAGAGGTTACAATCACAGACCTCTTCAAAGCCTTCGGGATGCTCGCTCATGCCTTCGGTTATGGCGAAAAGCAGTGTTTGTTCGATAGCGGCGTCAATGTGCGGCTTGCCAAGCCTGCCACGCCAGACATCCATGCTTGTTGCACATCTGAGCGCCTCGGCGACCTTCTCGGCATCCTCGCCTTCACGCGTGCGAAGCAACGCCCATAGTCTGACTAGCGTCGCCGCATGGCGGTCGCGGCCAAGCAAAATAAACATCGGTTCGTCTGGCGCTGCGTTCGCGTAGCAGTCGAATTGTCCAGGGTCGTTCTTAGTTCCCATCTTCTAACTCCTGTATGGCGACGCGCTTCCCGGCCTGTTCGATGACAGCATTAATCTGCGCATCGAAGGTCTCGACGAGGCGCTGTCCGGTTTCATAGAGCGGCGCCATAAGGTCGCTGACCGCGCGCTTCTCGCGGTCGCAATAGAGTCCCGGCGCAAGGACGGGGCCGAAGCTCTCCATGTCGGCGCGCTCTTGCTTGAACGCCTCGAACAGCGCGACATGCGGGCGCAGAATGCCCGCGGCGGCGTTGAGCGCGAGAGAGGCGGACTGCAGCGCGGCGCGGCGCTCTTCGAGCGACATGCGGGAGAAGCGAGAAGCACTCATGGCGCGTCGGCCTTTCCCTTGCGCGCGGCGCGCGGCTTCTTCGTGGGCGCGGTTGGGTGTGCTTCGTCGGCCGCGATGGCGGCGGTCATCGCCTGCGCGAGCGTCGTATCGCCGTCGATATGGATGGCGTCTGCGCCGGCGCCGGGCAGTTCCTTTGCGGCGGCCCAATCGGCCAAAGGCGCGGGCAGATGGCCTTTGTCCTTGCTGAGCCGCGCGACATAGTCGCCGAGCGCGCCCTTCTTCATCGTCTTGACGCGGCCGGCTTCGCCCGCCCCGATCAGGCCCGTCACACAGCCGAGCGTGACGGCCTTCGGCGCGGTTTCGAAAAAGGCGCGCCGGTCGAGCGCGGCGTCGAACGCGCCTTTGAGGTCGCCGCCGCGGGCCCGCACCGCGGCGCAGATCGCGTCGATCGTTTCGAAGCGCGCCTCGCGCGTGTCGATTGAGGCGGCGATGAGCCGAAACAGCGCGACGGAAAGATCGCACGTCGGCGCGGCGGCGCAGATCTTGAGCGCCGCATCGAAACGCGCGCCAGCGATTTCGGCCAGAAGGCTGTCGACCGACTCCTCCGGCGCGGCTCGCGTGTTCAGCTCGACGACCTCGGCGCCATATTGGCAGCCGAGCGTCGCGACGGCGAGCATCAGCGCAATGTCGCCGCGCCGGCGAGTAACGTCGCGCAGCGCCTGCGTCGCCGCCGCGTCGATGACGGCGCGCAGCGCCTTGCCTGGCTCGGCGAGCGGGTCGGGGATTGGCGCTTCGTCGTTCGCGCTCACCCTGCCCGGCTCGCTCGGCTCGCCCCCCTCCCCGTCAGAGGGGAGGGAATCGCCTTCGATTTCGGCGGCGCCTTCGCCGGCTTCCGTCTCCGGTTCGGGGATAGGCAGGCCGCGCATGAAACGGACTCGGCCGTAATGATCAAGGTCGGCCACGATGGCATATTGCGCACGCTCTTCGCGTTCGATCATGCGCAGCAGCGCGTCGCGATAAATCGTCTCCTGTTCGTCGTGCAGTTCGCGCGCACGCATTGGGTCGGCGCCGTGCGTCTCTTTGCTGATTTCCTCGAGCCGCGCTTCCTCGGCGACGGAAAAGTCAGGCTCCGGCTCATAGCCGTCGTAATCTTGCTCGCCTTCGATCAGCGCCGCGCCCCAGCTTTCTTCGGAACGGATGCGTTCCGCCTCGGCCCGCAGCGCGTCATTGACGATCCGATGCGCGATCGCCGGGTCGCGAATGACGATCTCGTCTTCGAAAAGGTTCTCCTCGATGCGTCCGCCGGCGGCGACATAGGATTCGACGCGGGACTTGTCGGCGAGCAAAAATTTGCCCTCCGGGCCGCTGTTCGAGAGCGTCTCGCCGCGCAACTTGCGGCGTATCGTATGTTCAGCCCATTCCCAATCATGTTTACCGTCGAGTTCGTCGAGTAGCGCCTCCTGCGCCTCGATCGGTCCCGCGGTGAAGGCGATCACCTGCTCGCGCTCGATTTCGCCCATGCGCCATAGGCCGCGCACGCGCGGACTGAGGCGGCCGAGCGCCAGGCGCTGCCGAACATGGCGCGCGTCCTGGCCGAAATGCGCGGCGATCTGCTCAACGCTGGCCCCCGATTCCTCGAGGCGGGCGAAGCTTTCATATTCCTCGACGGGGTGCAGCGGCTTCGGCGAGACGCTCAGCATCAGCGCAATCTCGCGCGCTTCGATCTCGTCGCCAGCTTCGATCATGGCGAGCGCGGCGCGGCCGTCGTCGATCTCGCGCAAGGCGCGCCAGCGACGCCCACCGTCGAGCACTTCGTATGTTTGATCGTCCGCGCCGACGTAACCGCTCGACGATTTCTCTTGCGGGATCGCGCGCAGCTTGATCGGGATTTGCTGGCCGCGGGCGCGGATCATGGCGGCGAGGTCGGCGACGTCGCTCTCCATGTCCTGGCGCGGATTGAGTGGGGAGAGGCGCAGAATGCGGTCGAGCGGAACGGCGACGATCTGTGCGGCGGGTTCGATGGTCATGTGAGATGTTTCCTAGAAATCGATGTCGTCGGCGTCAGGGCGCTGAGTATTGATCCAGCGATCGAGCCTGAGCGTGTGATTGATCTTGCGGAGCGCGTCGCAGGGCGCGCAGGCGAGCGGCCGCTCGGTCCCGCGACTGCGCAGATAGACCATCATCGGCGAGAGATGCGTCTCCTGCTCGATGTGAAAGATGTCGGGGCGGGAGACGGTGACGGCGCTGTCGCGGCCCCAAAATATGAGTGTGACGGGATTGCGGATCGCCGCCGGCGGCGGCGTCTCTTCCCGGCGACGCCCGGCCGCCTCGCCGCTGCGCTTGCCAAGCGCAAAGCCGGCGACATAGCCACTCACATAGGCCTGTCCGCATTCGCGGTTGCGGATAAGCGCGCGCGCGACGGCGTTTCGGAAGTCCTGCTCGGCGCGATAGGCGGAATTGAGATAGGCGATAATCGCGAGCGGAAAGGGCGTGAGGACGAGGCTTTCGAACATTGTTTTGTGTCCTATGCGTGTTGCGGGAAGAGTTCGGCGCGCGGCTTCGCCAGCGGCCAACCGCCGGCCGGCGCGCTGCGATAAGCGAGCCGCGCGGCGTCATAGTCTTGCGCGGCGTCGAGCTGGCGATGCGCAAGTTTCCATGCGGCATACATTGCGGCGGACCATGTCCGCGCCCGGCCGGCGCGAAATTCATTGCGCGCCTTGCGGGTGATCGCGCCGCGATTGAAGCGCCCGTCGACATGAATCAACGGACGGGTCAGCGTCGCGTGGGCGGCGGCGGAGATGCGGGGCTTGCGCATACGCTTCGTCATGCCGACCCCTCCGGCTTTATGATCTCCAACGGATTGTGCTTGCCGTCGTCGATCTCCTCGAGAAGCCGATGCGCCAGCCAAACCATGGAATCGCGCTGCTGGTCGCCTTCTCCCCAGGCGCGCGCGCCGACGCGTCCGTTCCCGAATTGAAGAAGAACGACGCCCCATTGGCCATTGTTTTTGGCAAGATCGCGCAGCGCGTGCTGGAACGCGTCCGGCCGGCATTGCGCCTCGAAGCCTTCGCGCTCTTCAAGCGGCGTCTCGCCGCCGCTGACGCGCGTTTGCGCAGCGCTCGCGACCTCATAACCAAGCGCTTTAAATTCACGTTTGATGCGGCTTCGACGCAAAAAATCCTCTATCGCGCGCAGCCCGGCGTCAGTGATCTGATGCTCGTCATAGACGCCGTCGTTCGGCCACGTTCCCGATTTGCCGTTCGGCGCGGCCCAGCCATTGGCGACGATGACGCGGTCGGTCGGCGTCACGAAATTCGCGCAGCGTGAAATTTTAAGCACGGGGCCGCCCGCGCCGCCGAACATATCCGCGAGACGTCTGGCTTGGGCTGGCGTTGCGCGCTGCATCATTCGGCGGCTCCAAGATAGAAGATTTCGATGACGACCGGACCGGCGCGCATGTCGCCGGTCATCTGGCCGTCGAGCGCGGCGCGTTCGCGCGACGACAAATTGCGCCATTTGGCGATAAGAACGTCGCCGCGCATAATCCCGCGCGGCGACCCGCGTTGCGAAGATCCAACGCTGTAGCCATTCTCATGCAGCCATTGCTCGGCGGCGCCTGCGGCGGCGAAATCGCCCTGCTCGTGGAAAGTTTTGATCATCAGATCCACCCGAGGATCACGCCGAGCGGCCAGTAAGGAATGCCGACAAGGCGCAGCCCGACTTCCCACCATGAGGCTTGTGAGGAAAACACCGCGACGATGTTCGCGCACCAGCCGTAAAATCCGGCGGCGCAGGCTGCGATCATGGCTCCGGCAACAATTACGTTCCGAAAGCCTGGCGCAATAAACCCTCTGACGTATTGCTCGATCTCTTCAAATTTCGGCATCGTAAAAACTCCACAAGCCTAGCGTCTGGCCGGCAGGACCGGCGGCTCAAGTTCGGCGAGTCGGTTGGCCGTCGCATGCAGCGCGTTGAGCGATTGGCGCTCGGCTTCGCTGCGCGGCTTCGCCTCTCTGCAGGCGATCATCACCGCGCGCGGTCCGGCCTCGATCAGCCAGTATGAGCGGACAAGGCCAAAGGCGGCGATGACGGCGCGATTGAAGTCGCGCGAAAGGGAGGGGTCGCGGGCGCTCATGGCGTCGCTCCGTCAATCACTGGCTTCGTCTTGTCGTTCAACTTGTGGCGTGCGCGCACAAACGAATGACGCGGCCATTCATGCGCGCACGCCAGGCATCGCCATGCGTAGACGCTCGACCCGTCGCTTATGCCCGCGACGGTTTCATTGGTGATTTCGCAGCCGCAGTGTTGGCAGTGCGCGAAACGATAGGGGAGATTGCTTGCGGCCGTGCTCATGGCGTCGCTCCATGAAAGGCGGAGTAGAGGCCAAAGGCCGCGATCGCGACCGGCAGAAAGGCGACAAGAATTGCGTCGATGTTTTTCATCTAATCCAACACCTTCCCTGAAAGGCGCAATCGCGCGAGGAGAGAAAATCAAGATGTCGACGGCGCGGCTTGACCCACAGCGAGTCGGCCGCGTAGGCGAGCGCCCTGACGACGATGAGCGCGAGGTGGGCGTGTGGTGCGGACATCACGCTCGGCCCTTCATTTCAGGCTGGCCTTCGAACCGCGCGATCTGCTCTTTCATCATTGTCACGATGTCGCGACGATCCGCGCCGTTCGAAATGTAGTTGCATCGTCCGTCTTGAGCCCCGAAGGGGAAAACGAGTAGGACGAAACCCGTCTTGCGGTCGGCGCCTTTCGCCGCGCCATTCAGGAATTCGTCGAGCGTTTGCGCGATCGTGTTCATTTGCTCGCGATAGCTGTCCTCAATCGGCGCATCGCCGAGTCTTTCCTTGCTCATCGCGCGATCCTCGCTTCGTAAATCTCGCGCTTCGTCAGCGGCGTAAGTTCAATGCGCAGCTTCTTCGGCCGCTTCGGAAATGGCCGGATCGCAATCTTCCGCTTCGGCGGAATGAACACGCCAAGATGATCGGCTTCCCGGCGCTTCGCCTGGGCGATCGCCGCGACGTCGTCTTTCGTCTTCTCTTTGTGGCAGGGGATGCAAAGGCAGCGCGCGTTCTCAAACGTCGGCTCGCCGGTCAGCCCGTCCGGATCGTCATGATCGCAGTGATAGGCGCCGGGCTTGAGAGCGGCGAAGCAGCGTTTGCCGTTCTCCAGAATGCCCTCGCATCTGCCGCCGCAATGCTTGAAGCGGGCGACGATGACCGAGCGTTTGAAGTTCTTCCGCGCCATTAGTGCGGCGCCTTGGGCGCAAATTCGGGCCCCTCAAACAACGCGGTGATTGAGGGGGAATATTCAGCGGCGCCGAACGTCACCGGGGCGCGGAGTTCCGTGCGATCAACGCTCGCGACGGCGAACGATGCACACGCGCCACGCGGACCTTGGAAAAGCACCGGCGTTCCGCAGTGAACGCACCCGCCGCTGATTTCGGCGGAGCCATTGCCCGGCTTATCTTCAAAGATCGCAACGCCGACCTTGAAGGAAAATTCGTGCTTGCAGTCGCCCATCTGGCGTCTCCACAGGCAAAGCGCCTATGAAGGGAATAATATGCGCATACGAATATTCATGTCAACGCAAAAATGCGCATGCGAATAAGCGTCAGTTTTGCGAGAGGTGGCGCACCTTCGAGGCCCAAACCACTGAAACATCATACATTGGCGGGCCGATGATCGCGAACAGGTTGTATTTTCCAGATATCTGGCCGATCTCAAGCCGCCTAACGAGAATTCTCCCGTCAGCCAATCCGACCACACACATGCGGCCAATCATCTCATCGTCCGGCGAGCTTTTTACTTCGTCATAGAAAGCATGCCACCCGATGCAGCCGATCCCCAATGAGTCATCTTGCACTTCGGCGGCGACGGTCGCTGCGGTTGCGCCCTTGGGCGCCTCGATAGTTTCGAAATCTTCCCGATTCCCCTGATAGAAAGTCATTGTTGCCCCAACCCCAATAAAACCAATAATCGGAACGCGCATGACATGCTCCTGCATTTCTAAAAATTCGTCCACAGTCTTTTTTGCCGCCCGCGCGAGTCGTCTCAAATTTTCTGGTCCCGGGCTTTCCGGGTCGCGGTCGTTTTCCCATTTCGAGACCCGTGACTGGGTGACCCCGACATGCTGTGCGAACGCCGCCTGGTTCATGCCCAGCGACGTCCTCAGCGCGTAAATTTTTCGAGATAGGATTTTCTTTCGAAGCAGAGCGTCTTTCATAGCAACATCGATAGCCGCGCTCTGCTGTAGGTTGGCAAATGCGCTCACGAATAAAATCCTGTTGACAGAAATTCGTATGCGCATAATATGCGAGCTATGAAGACCCCGCTCGAATGCATCCGCACGGACATTTTCAAGCTCAAGCAAGCCGAGTTCGCGGTGATTGCCGGAACATCGCAGACGCTCGTTTCCCGCTGGGAAAATGGCGTGACGGAACCGACGCGCGAGCACATGGAAAATATCCGCAAAGCGGCGATCGAACGGGGAATCCAGTGGGATGACTCGTGGTTTTTCCGCGTCCCCGACAGTGTCGAGCAAGGTTGCAAGGAAGCCTCCCCTTTCACCGAGGCGGCTCAATGACGAGCCACGTCCTGCATCGCGCCGAAGTCTTGACGGTCGCTGCCGGCGCGAAGAGGCGGAGGTCGCGCCATGAGGCGGAGCCACAACACATTCAGCGTCGGCGTCATGCTCGGCGCGCTTTTTTTTGGACTCGGCTTTCTCATCGACTTTCTGGCGAGGCTGGCATGACCGATCCCGACGATTTGCATCTGAGCACGCGCGCCTCGCTGGCCCTCATTGGCTGCGCCGGTCTCGCGCTCGGCCTGTTTCTGTATTTCGGCAAACTCGCGCTCGATGAGGCCGCTCGCCTCGTCTTCGGGCTGGGCTGAACGAGCTTCGCGGCGGTTTCGACATCCCGCCGCGTTGTCCTGCGCCGCAAGGAATGTGCGGCCCTGGCGTTGCAGTGAGAGCGGCGACGCTTCGTTGAGCCCTCCTTGGGCGTTTCCTCCCTTAACTGCCGGGCGTTCGCGCCCGGCTCTTTTGGGGGTTTGGTTTGCCGGCATAGCTCAGCAGGTAGAGCAGCGGTTTTGTAAACCGCAGGTCGCAGGTTCGAATCCGTGCTGCTGGCTCCAGTTTTGTTTCGACATGGCGTGAGCGCGGCGCCCTTGGGGGCTAAGGGCCAAGACTTACGGGCTGCGCTCCGGAATTCGACCCTCGCGGGCCATGTCGTTTGTTGTGAGTTGCATAGCGTCGCGTCTGATTGGCGTCTCCGCGTCGTGTTGCGTCGAGTTTCGTAAAGGGGTTTGGGGCGGCGGACGCAAAACCTTTCGCCGCCCCGCGTTTGAATAGTGGCATGTGAAACTTCGCTTTGAGCGTCACTGGGGCTGATGACTTACTCTTCACTCTCAACATTCGATCTCTCGGACCGCATGTCCGAACAACCATCCACGCGATCAATATCGCGTGGAGAGAGCGGAATGTCGTCGGAAGAGCCTCCCAAAGTTTTGGTCCAGCGCGTCTCAACTTTTCTGCGGCGCGCGCATCCAACGAAGACGGCCGCGCATGTCGCGTCGAAGATCGGCTTCAGCGAATACCGGGTCGGAAAATGGCTTGAACTGTCATCCGCGCCGAACGGCAGCGCGATGATCGCGCTCACCGCCGCCTATGGCCCTGAGTTCCTCGCCGCCGTCATGCCGGATTCCTGCGCCTGGCTGGATGAAAGCGTGCGCGCGGCGCGCCTTGCGCGCGTTGAGGCGGAGCTCGCCGCGTTGCAGCGCCGGGCGCGGGAATTGAGCGGCGCATAGCGTTTTTGAAGTGAATGCGAGTTGTGGCGCGTAAGGCCTCTCCGGCCCTCCAAAAAGGTAAGAACACATGCGGTTTGCCGGATTGCGCCGATTGGTCTTCGCGTTTTGCGAAACGGCGCTGCTGAGGATTTCCGAGGTTTTAAACGCAACGTCGAACGCGCTGCTTTTGGCCGTCACATGGCTACGAAAGAAGGCGCGATGAGCCAGCGCCGCCGCCTGCCCGATCGCCGCGCCGGCGAGACCTGCGAAATGATCTTTCGCGGCCAAAACTATCATCTGAGCTACAGCCGCTTCGACGACGGCGGGCTCGCCGAAATCTTCATCACCGCGGCGAAGACCTCGACCGACGCGGCGGATGACGCCCGCGACGCGGCGCTCTGCCTCTCGATCGGCCTGCAGCATGGCGTCCCGGCCGAAACCATTCGCAAGGCGGTGACGCGCGCCAATGACGGGACGCCCGCCGGCGTGATCGGCGCGGCGCTCGATCTATTGGCGTCCGACGAACAGCGTGAGGAGAGTTTATGAACGCACATGTGAGTCCGGCGGCGATCGCGCCCGGGGAAGAAACCAAAATGACGGCGATTCTCCGTTTCGCCAAACAGGGCGGGACGCGAAAGAGCATCGCCGAACAGACCGGCTTCGATTACGCCTATGTCGGCCTCGCGCTGTATAAGCTGCGCCGGCGCGGGCTGCTCGAAAAGTCGGCGCCGGCATGGTCTGACGAAGACCTCGAGGCGCTGCGCGATTGCATCCTCGTCAAGGGCATGGGCCCGACCCAGGCGGCGGCGTTTCTGACGGAAAAACTCAAGCGCCCGCTGAGCCGCAAGCTGATCGTTTCGATGTGCGTGCGGCGCGGCTGGCGCGCCGGCGACGCCAGTGCGGCGGAGGCCGGTCTGCGCGAGATCAGCAAGTCGCGCACATGGCCTGACGAACATCTCGCCGCGCTGCGCGAAGCATGTTTGGTCGAGAGGCTTTCCGGCGCCGCGACCGCGGCGGCGCTGTCGGCGAAATTCGGGCGCGAGTTCACCCGAAACTCCGTGATCGGCATGGCGCGCCGGCTTGGCTTGTCGTTCACGGCGCAGACCGGCCGGCCGCCGCGCGATCGATCACTAGCTCCGACGCCGAGGACCGCGCGCGCGGTTTCGCCGACACGGCGCGCTAAACCCACGAAAGCGCATTTGGTCGAGACGCTGGAAGATTGGGAGCCGCGCCGCCTGACGCTGCTCGAGCTGCGCGAGAGCGACTGCAAATTTGAGATCAGCGACTCCGGCGACGATGCTTTCGTCTTCTGCGGCGCGCCTACAGCGCCGGGCAAGGTCTACTGCGCCCATTGCGCGCGCATCGCTTATGAGACGCCGGCGCAGCGCGCCAAGGTGCGCAAGGCTTGGTGCGAGGCGCGCGGATTGCCGGTGAAGACCGAGTGGAACGGCCGGCAGGGGAGCGTCGCGCCATGAGCCGAGCGAAACAATCCTGGCTGCGCGGCGACTGGATCCAGACCTATTCCGGCCGCGCCTTTTATCCGCTCGATCCGCACGCCGAAGACGTCTGTATCGAAGACATTGCGCACGCGCTGTCGCAGCTTTGCCGCTTCGGCGGCCACTGCCAGCGCTTCTATTCCGTCGCCGAACATAGCGTGTTGCTGTCGCGCTACGTCGCGCCCGGATTTCAGCTCTGGGCGCTGCTGCATGACGCCAGCGAAGCCTATCTGGTCGACGTGCCGCGACCCGTGAAAAAACAGATTCTCGGCTATGTCGAGGCTGAGCGGCGCGTGATGCGGGCGATCTGTGAGCGCTTTAGGCTCGATCCGCTGGAGCCTTGGGCGGTCAAAGACGCCGATACGCGCATCCTTGCCGACGAAGCGCGCCAGCTGATGGTGCCGCCGCCCATGCCTTGGGCTGGAGATAACAACCCGCTCGGCGTGACGCTGCAGTTCTGGGATCCGCTCTACGCGCGCTCGGAATTCCTATCGCGATTCGAAGAGTTGAGAGCGGAGCGGCTCAGCTTCGCTTCACGTGAAACAGGAGGGGCGCAATGAGCGCGTCGCGCATCAGCGTCGCCGGCGACGCGATTGAAGTCTCTGGCCGCTTTGAGAACGAAGGCGAACTCGATGCTTTCGTCGAACGGCTTTGGGCCGTTTTTTTTGCTGTGCATCCGCCGGCCGAGGATGCGGAAAGCACGGCAGCGCCGATCAACCTTCCGCCGCTGAGTAAGGCGGTCGCCGCGGTTGTTGAGTCTGCACCCGCAAAAGAGTCGAGGCCATTACGCGTCGATTCTCATGTAAAGCCCGCCGCCTTGCCGCCTGGGCCGAACACTGCCGAAGACGCTGCCGCCTTTGCCCGGCTTTCTCCTGGCGAGCGACGCGCCGTGCTGCTGATGCGCAAGCATCGCGACCGAAACGCCGTCGCCAAGATCATGGAGATTAACCCCAATTCCGTGACGAACTACATCTCCGCGGCGCGCAACAAGGGCGTCGTCGTCTGATGGAATTCCATCCGCTCGCCAATATTTTCCCACTCATCGACGGTGATGATTTTGCCGCGCTCACCGCCGACATTCGCGCACAGGGATTGCGGGAGAAGATCAAGCTTTATGACGGCATGATCCTCGACGGGCGCAACCGCTACCGCGCTTGTCTTGAGGCTGGCGTCGATCCGGTCTTTGAGATTTTCAGCGGCGCTGATCCTATTGCCTATGTGGTCTCACTCAATCTGCGGCGGCGCATGCTCGACGAGTCACAGCGCGCCATGGTCGCGGCACGCATGGCGAATATGCGCCGAGGCGAACGAACAGACGTCTGTTCAAAATTCCACGGCAAATTAATTTCTCAGGCCGAAGCTGCAAAACTCACCAATGTCAGCGAGCGCAGCCTTCGCAGCGCGCGCAAAGTCATCGATAAGGGCGTTGAGGGCCTCACCGCCGCGGTCGATCAAGGGAGGATTGCTGTCTCAGTTGCCGAGAAGATCGCCAAATTTTCAGTCGACGATCAAGAGAAGCTTCTTGCGATTCCTGATCCTGAAATGGCGATCAAGAAAGTCGCCACGCAGAAAAATGATGAAGCTCGCCCTACCGGAATTTTTAATGCGACGGAGCTACGCAATGGACAAGCGCTCGGTGATATCCGCTGGTCGCAGCTGGATCGACTGATCCGCGAGAACGCTATCGAGCTAGAGCTCTTGCGGTTGATCCGCGATGCTGGCGTCCCAGCCGATCGCAACACCAGCATTCGTGAGATTATATCGGAAAGCGAAATCGCCGAATATATGTCGCGCGCATTGGAGAAAACCCAATGACGCAGCTCATCCGCTATGAGGCGGCTTGCCGCGCCATCGCCGAAGCGAAGAGCGTCGACGAGGTCAAGGACATCGCCAATAAGGCGACGGCGATGAAGCTTTACGCTAGGCAGGCGAAAAACAAACAACTCGAGGTCGACGCAGCGGAGATCCGTCTGCGCGCCGAGCGCCATATTGGCGAACTTATGGAGGCGCAGCGCTGCGCCGGACTCATGGCGTCAGCGGGTCGGCGCTCAGACAAAATCGGGTTAGATGAAAACCCGATTCCAAAGAATCCATCTCTTGCCGAGGTCGGTATAGACAAGAGCCTAGCGAACCGCGCGCGCAAGCTTGCGGCCGTTCCATGCGAGAAGTTCGAGCAGCATATAGGCGCTTGGCGGGATCGTGTCAGCCAGGAAGGCGAGCGCGTCTCCATGGCCCTCATCGCGGAGGGGACGAAAGCCGAGCGTCGCGCTCGGCGCGAGGCTGAACTCGCCGGCAAACAGCGTGCCCTACCCGACAAGAAATATGGCGTGATTTACGCCGATCATCCGAACGGGACGGCGGATTACGCGGTCGTGATGACGAAATGCCGACCTCACAAAGGCGCGCTTAAAGCCGCCTGGCGCAAGGGCAGCGTGACGTCGGATGGCGCAGAGATCAATCGCGCCATGGCCGGCGAAGACGAAGAGATGATCGTTGCGTTGGCGGAAGGCCATCACCGCACGCGCCGCGGCTGTTACGACCTTCTCCTGCGCGCGCTGAAGGCCTGCGGCATGGAGGAGCGGCAGTGAAGCGAACTCCTCATTCATGGGCCACACGCCGAAAGATGTCGGAGGCCCGCAAGAAGGCGTGGGCCGATCCAGAGGTGCGCGCCCGCATGTCGGAGGCCAGCAAGAAGGCGTTGGCCGATCCAGAGGTGCGCGCCCGCATGTCGGAGGCCCGCAAGAAGGCGTTGGCCGATCCAGAGGTGCGCGCCCGCATGTCGGAGGCCAGCAAGAAGGCGTTGGCCGATCCAGAGGTGCGCGCCCGCATGTCGGAGGCCAGCAAGAAGGCGTTGGCCGATCCAGAGGTGCGCGCCCGCATGTCGGTCAATATCAAACGCGCGAAACGCGGTTGCGTCGTCGAAGTGCCGAAATGGGTGCCGAGCGCGCTTGTCGACGACTATCTCGACGTTGCGGGATCGCATGGCGAAGAAGCCGCCGCCTCTTTCGTGCGCCAACTTAAGCGCGAAATGGAGGCGCGACAGTGAGCCAATCGCGCGCGCATTCGCTTATCGAATCCATCGTCAACACAATCGCCGGCCTCGCCGTTTCCGTGCTGGCGACGGCTTATGTGCTGCCGCTCTTCGGCGTCGTTCTTTCACTGCGGGACAATATTGTCGCGACGATCGTGATGACGCTTGTCAGCGTCGCCCGCCAATATGCGATCCGCCGCGCGTTCAATGCGGTGGCGGCGACAACTTCAAACTGAAAGGAAGATCAAATGAGCATGCAGGCAGTGTCGTGGGCGTGGCAACAAAAGGCAGGGTCTCCGGAGGCAAAACTTGTTTTGATCTTCCTAGCGGACGCGGCTGGCGAGGAAGGCGAGTGCGCGCTGAGCGAAAGTTTTAAGAAATGGGTAGCTGATCGCGCGGAGATGACGGTCGAAACCCTACGAGATCAAATGACATGGCTTGCCGGACGTGGATTGATCGTCGACGTCGAGCCCGGCCTTTTAGTTGTTTTGCCGTGCAATGAATTGGCGCGGGGATGGCGTGCAGATCCAGAAGCGGCTCGCGAACGCTTTTATGCAGAAATAGCAGCCACGCGCGCTGCGCAGCGCGGCGAATAGGCCAGCGGCGCGATGAGTTTCTCGGCGCTCAATTGGGCCTGCGCGATCCGCGACGCCAACGTCTGCGCTGGCGCGCGGCACGTGCTACTGACGCTCGCCCAATACGCCGACGAACATCAGACCTGCTTCCCGTCGCTGGCGACGCTCGCGGCGATCACCAATCTTTCGGAAGACACGGTGCAGCGCCGACTCAAGAATTTAGTCGAACATGAATTGATCTTCGTCGTTCGGCGCAAGCATACCGACGGGCGAAGACTGACAAATTACTATTGTCTGCTTGTCGACGAGGCCTCGCGGCGGCATGCAATGGCGAACGGCTGGACGCCCTCGGCGCTGGCCGAAAGCCAGTCGGAAGAACGAATGGAAAATGACGAAAACGCTGTTCACCACACCGCAAGTTGCGGTGTGGACCAGACCGCAGGGGAAACGAAACCACACCGCAGGGGAAACGAAACCACACCGCAACTGTGCGGTGTAGAACCACTAACTAACCATCAAATAACCAATCCCCCCCTACCCCCCCTCCGGGGGGAGGGAGAGGGGGTTGAAGCTTCGCTTTCCGAAACAACGAACGGCGACGGTGAGGCGAGCCGGCGAAGGTGCGGGAGCGTCGAGCCTGACGAGGATGGCGCGCGGCTCGCGCGCTGGGAGAAATTCCGCGGGGCGTGGCCATGGGATGCGACCGAAAAGCCCGAAGAGGCGCGCCGGCGGTTCATGGAACTCGCGAACGGCGAGCAGCTCGCGGCCGTCGCGAGCGCGGCGCGCTATATCGACGCCTGCGTCCAGCGCGACCGCAAGATATCGCACGCCAAGACGTGGCTCTCCGGGAAGGGGTGGCAGGTCTTCGATGCGCCGGCGCAGAGCGCGTCGGCGCGCGTCGATGCGGAGCGCCAGCGTATCGCTGAGGCGAAGGCGAAAACCCATGAACTGCAGCGGCAGAAATACGGCGGGGTCGTCGTGCGCAAAGGCACGCCGCAGGCCGCCGCTTGGGCGCGTTACGACGGCGAGGCGCTGAAGTTTCACCGCGTCGGGGCTTGGGAGGATTCGGTCGTCAAGCCGAGCGAATGGCCGCCATCGGCCGCGCAGCACGGCGAAGGCGCGCGCGACGGGCCGATGCGCGAAGCGGGGTGAGATTGTGGTGTGTGGCGTTTGCGTTGGGCGGACATTGGGGAGCAAGCGCGCATGGCATGGCATGTCGTCGAGGCGGATGAAGGTAAGGATTTTGACGTCTGTTTACGGCTGGCCGCCGCGGGCTACAACGTCTGGCGGCCTGTCGATCAAGTGCGCATCGCTGCAAGGTGGCAAGGGAAAGCGCTCGGCAAAAACCAGAAAGTGATTCGAAAGATCCCGAGGTTCGGCCGTTATATGTTCCTCGACGCGGAGATGAGTGACGCTATCCACAGCGCAATTAAGCAGACGCCAGGCGTGAGGGATTTTCTTTGCATGGCGGGCACAGCGCAGCCAGCGGAGATTCCGTCTGAACTGATTGAGTTCTATCGTCATAACGTGCCGGAACGGACGAAGCGCAAGAGCGGCATAAAGCCCACGGATACTGTGCGAATCCTCAATGGTCCGTTCACTGGTTTCAATGCTCTGGTTGTCGAAGTGGTTGACAAGCGCGGCACGCTCAAAATAGAAGCGAGTCTATTCGGCAGACCGACGCCCCTCATCATCGAAGTCGGTCACGTTGAGCTCGTGGAGCATGGCCTCCGGCCACCGATCAAGCCCAACGTAAAGGCGCATAGCTCGCTGCAGCGAGCGTGAGTGCGCAAGCCATGCCATCCCCTGATCAATCTAGCGGGTCCTTCCTGGACATCCACAATACGGATAAGGCGGGGGTCCGGGGGGGAGAACGTAAACGCAATTTGCAACAGGGTTGACGAACCAACGTAAACCATGGGCGCTGACGCTTCAGTAGTTGACGATGCGGATTGGGCAAGCGTTTCGGATGTCGCCCGCCAGCGCGGCGTCACCAGGCAGGCGATCAGCAAGCGCGTGAAGGCGCTCGCTGGCCGCGGCAAGCTCAGCACTCAGGGCGAAGGCCGCAATCTTCGGTTTCATCTGCCGACATTCGATGTGTTGACCGCCTCGAGCCATGATCCGGCGCAGGATCTGCGAAATCGCCATCAGCGCTCGGCTCCAAAACAAGATGAAGGATCGAACGAGCGTCCGGTCGAGGTCGACAAAGAAAAGCGTCAAAGACCCGTTCCTGCTGCACAAGATCTGGCGAATTCTTCGAGTTACGACGCGGCCTCGGCGCGCGAAAAGAACGCCAAGGCCGAACTTGCGGAGATGCAGCTTGCGCAAAGGCGCGCAGAGCTCATCCAGGTCAAGGACATCGCACCGGCAGCCGGAGAGATCGGCGTTAAGCTGCAGCAGATCATACTTGGGCTCAAATCCAAGGCTGGAAAGGTCTACGCAGCGGGCGCCACGGGCGGCGAAGAAGCGACGCATATCGCACTCAGCGCGATCGCAGATGAAATGATCGCTCAGACGCAAAACGCGATGCTGATGTTGGCCGCCAGCGAAGCCCAAACAGCGGAATAAGGTTGAGATGAAAACCAAATACGCATCAGCCCTGTCGATCATCGCTGGCGCGATCGCTGCGGCTGTTACGCCGCCGTCGACGTTGAGCCCGTCGCAATGGGCGGCGAAGAACCTCGTGCTCGTTGAGGGGCCGCGCGCTGGCCAGCTGTGGGATCCGGCGCAATCGCCCTATATCTGCGCGATCATCGACACGGTGTTTTGCGGCCCGCATGTAAAGGGCACGGTTCGAAAATCCGCTCAGACGGGCTTCACTCAGGGAATCACCGCCGTCGAAGGCTGGATCGCCGCCGAAAATCCGGCGCGAACGCTGCATGTGCTGCCGACGACGAGCCTGGCGCTCGCCTATAACCGCGAGAAATTGCAGCCGGCGATCGAAGCGACGCCGCCGCTCAAGTCGCGCATTCGCGATTTGTCGATTCGTGGCGCGGTCGGGTCGTCGTCGCTTTACAAGGCCTTTCCCGGCGGGTCGATCGCCATTACCGGCGCCAACTCCGCAGCAGAGCTGCAGGCGCGCACAATCAAATACGCGCTGTGCGACGAGATCAGCCAATATCCGAAGGACCTTGAAGGCCAGGGCTCGCCCATGGCCATGATCGACGCGCGCCAGATCGCCTTTCACGCGACGCGCGATTATCGCAAATTGCAGGGCGGGACGCCGACCGAGAAGGGGGCCTGCCTCGTCGACAAGGAGTTCGAGGCCGGCGATCAGCGTTACCAGAAGCTGCCCTGTCCGCATTGCGGCGAGCGCATTCGTCTGATTTTCGGCGGCTATGCCGATGATGCGGCCGGCGTTGGGCTGCGGTTCAATCGCGCCGCGCCTTATGACGCCAATTATGTCGCGCAGTGCTGCGGCGCCCGCATCGATCACTGGCAAAAGGAAGGCATGATCTCGGCCGCGCTGGATCTGCCGGATTATGGCTTCGTTGCTGAACGCCCTGCGCTTGGACGTCATCCGTCCTGGCATATCGACGCGATTTCTTCGAATTTCACGACCTGGGACAAGATCGCCGAGACATTCGTCGCGGCCGGCGATGATCCGCAAAAGCTCAAGAGCTTCTACAATCACTGGCTCGGCCTCGCTTACGAAGAAAAATCCGACGCGCCGGACTGGCAGGCGCTCTACAAGCGCCGCGAAGCTTATGCAGAGCGCGTCATTCCAGCGGAAGCGCTCATCGTCACCATGGGCGTCGACGTGCAGAAACGCGGCCTTTATGTCGAGATGATCGGATGGACGGCGGACCGGCGCAGCTACACGATTCTGGCGTCCTATCTCAGCGCCGGCACGCCGGAAAAGCCCGGCGACACCTCAGATCCGGACGACCCGTGCTGGAAACGCCTTTCCGAGCTGCATGAAACGCCGCTCGCCGACGCGTTCGGCGGCCGCCGTCGCATCGACGCGACCGGCGTCGACTGCCGCTACAACGCGCCCGTCGTCTATGATTGGGTCCGCCGCCATCATGGCGCCTACGCCATCCGCACCGAAGAGGGTTGGGGCCGTCCGGCGCTCGCCGCGCCGCAACTTGTCGACTTCGATTGGCGCGGCAAGCGAATCCGTAAGGGCGTTCAGCAGTGGAAGGCCGGCTCCTACAATCTAAAATCCCGCTTATACGCCTATCTCAATCGCGAAACGGCGATTGGCGATGACGGCATGGTCGTCGCGCCGGCAGGGTTTTGCCATTTCGGGTCATTCCTGACCGAGGGTTATTTTCGCCAACTGACAGCGGAATATGTCGGCTTTGACAAAGCCGGGAACCGTGTCTGGAAGCAGCGCGAGGAAGACAATCACTGGCTCGATTGCCGCGTCATCGCTATGAGCCTCGCCTTCGGCGCGCCGGTGTTCGACATTGGCAATCGCCCCGAGAGCTTCTGGCGCGATCTCGCCTATGAGCGCGGCGCGCCCGAATCGGTGCTGGCGCCGCTGCTGCGCGCGGCTGACGCGGTCCGCGCGGCGGAAACGCCTGCGCCTGCGGGAGACAGCGCTGGGGCCGCAGAGGCTTCGGCGCCGCCGGCCGCGGACAATTGGTCGTATTCCGGAGGCTCCTGGGTATGACGCCGGTTGAAATCGACGCCGCGATCGACGCGCTTGAGCAAGCGCTCGCCTCCGGCGAACTGACGATCGAATATGCTGGCCGTCGTGTGACCTATAAGTCGCAAGACGATTTGCTTAAGGCGCTCGAATATTTCAAGCGCCAGAAACTCGGCGTTCCGGCGACCGGCCCTGCGCCAGCGAGCGCCGCGCGGCACTCTTACGCTGCTTTTGAGCGGGACTGAATGACTTTCAAACCCTCCGCTTTTGATCGCGCTTTGCTCACGGTCGCGCCGACGCTCGGCTTGAAGCGCCTGCGCGCCCGCGCTGCGGCCTTCGAACTGACGCGCGCGTTCGATGGCGCGTCGCGCGATCGCCGACTCGGCAATTGGCGCGCCTCAGCGGCTGGGCCCAACGCCGAGACGGAACGCGCTGGCGAGCTGCTGCGCTATCGCGCGCGGGATCTGGCGCAAAATAACAAGGCGGTCTCGGCAGCAAAGCTGCAATTCATCGGTCAGACCATCGGCACCGGCATTACGCCGCGCGCGGTGCATCGCAGCAAAAATAAGCGACAGGCGGCGGAAGACGCATGGGCGCGCTTCGTCGACACTTGCGACCCGGATGGGCAGCAGGATTACTACGGCCTGCAGGCGACGACCGCCGGCTCGATGTTCATCGACGGCGAATGTCTGCAGGTTTGGCTTAAAGACCGCGCCGGCGTTCCGAATTCGCAGGTCAAGCTGCTCGAAGCTGATCACTTCGACGAAAATCAGACGACGCTGATCGCCGGCAGAGATCCGCGCATCACCCGCGGCATTGAATTCGACGATTGGGGCCGCCGCGTCGCCTATTGGCTGCACCGCGTTCATCCGGGCGAAACCGACGTCTTCCGCCTCAACATCAAGCCGGATCGTATTCCCGCCGAAGATATCGACCATTATTATCACATCACGCGTCCAGGTCAGATCCGAGGCGTCTCCTGGCTGGCGCCGGCGATCGTCAGCCTGCGCGCCGCCGACGACGTGAAAGAAGCGATGATCTGGCGCAAACGCATCGAAGCCTGCATCGGCATCATCATCAACACGCCGGAGGCGCAAGGCGCCGCTACCGTCATTGGCACGCAGGCGACGAACAACGGCCGGCTTGAAGAAACGATGCGCCCCGGCGGCATGTATCGATTCGGGCCCGGAGAAAGCGCGGAAGCGTTCCAGCCGTCGCCGAGCGGCGACACGATGGAATTCCTGCGCGCAGAGCTTTACGCGTTCTGCGCAACGGCGGGCCTTGCCTATCACGAGGTTTCCGGCGACGCGTCGCAGGCCAATTATTCGAGCATGCGCGCCGCCAAGATCGCCGGCTATGTGCTAATGGATCTCGTGCAGTGGATTGTTCTCGCCCCGCGGATCAAAGCGGCGTGGCGTCGCGTCATGGCGCGGGAATATGCGCTGACCGGCGATCGGGCGCTGCTTGCAGTCGGATGCGAATTGGCGATGCCGCATCGCCCCTGGGTCGACCCGCTCAAAGACGTCATGGCGAAAATTCTCGAAATTCGCGCCGGGCTGCAGGCGCATCCTGACGCGCTCGCGGAGCGCGGCATCGTCATGGATAAGTTCCTTGCGGACGTCAAAGCGTGGGCCGAGTCGCTCGATGCGCTCGGCATTGTCTTCGACACCGACGCGCGCCAGGTCGATCGCTCGGGCGCGCTCCAACAGCTGCAGACCGCGGCAAGCGTCGCTGGCGATAAGCAAGCCCAACAAGGATAGAACATCATGAGCATTCTGCGCCGGTCAAACGGCGCCGCGCCGCAGGGTTTTCAACCCGGCGGAACGCTGGCGCGCGAAATGTCTTTCACCACGCGCGGCGCATCGACGTTCGACGAGGCTAATCGGTCCGTCGAGGCGGTGTTTGCTGCCGGAACGCCGGTGCGTCGCTGGGGCATCATCGAAACGCTGAGCATGGATCCGGCTGCGATCGATTTGTCGCGCATCGGCCTTGGCCAAGTCCCGCTTCTCGACTCGCACAACGCCTTTTCGCTTGAAGCGGTGCTCGGCCGCGCCGCAAGCGCGCGCATTGAGGGCGGACAGCTTGTCGGCGATCTTGAATTCGGCTCAAGCGAACGCGCTCATGCCGCCGCGGAAGGCGTCAAAAGCGGCCAGTTCAAGGGGATTTCGATCGGCTATTCGGTTCAGCAATGGACCATGATTTCGCAAGATGACGGCGGCGTCGAAACCTGGCGCGCCGACAAATGGACGCTGCTTGAGGTCTCTCTCGTCAGCGTTCCTGCAGATCCCGCCGCGATGGTCCGGGCCGTCGCATCGAGCGGGCTCACCCCGGATATTCAAACAGAGGAAGACGATATGACCCGATCCGCCCAGCCGGCGGCCGCTGCGGCGGCTATCGAGCCAAACCCTGCCGGGGCTTCGCCTGCCGCTCCCATTGCTGTGGAAACCCGCGCCGCGCCTCCATCCGCTCCCGCGACGGCTACGGAAACTCCTGCGGCGCCCGAGCGTCAGCCGATGAACGCGCGCCAGGCGCTGGAGTTGCTTGAGCGCGCCGAATTCTTTGGCCAGCGTGAACTTGCCGAGCGGCTGATTCGCGACGGGCGCGACGAGACGGTGATCATTTCGGAGGTTCGCGCTGCGTCCGCCGCCGCCGTCCAGCCGCATGCGGCGATCGGCGGCCCGCGCGCGCAGATCGGGCGCGACGAAACCGAAACGCTGCGCCGCGGCGTCGAGGATGCGCTGGCGATTCATCTTGGCGAGCGGGCCGAGCCGAATGAAGCGGCGCGGCCGTTTATGAGCGCGCGGGCGCTGCCGGATATCGCGGCGGATTACGTCGGCTATCGCGGGCGCCTTGGCGGCTTCGCCGAGCGCGAAGACGTGTTGCGCCGGGCGATGCATTCGACGTCGGATTTTCCGATCCTGCTCGAAAACGCCATGAACCGTTCGCTGCGCGCGCGCTATCTCGCCGCGACGCCGACCTATCGCGCGATCGCACAGCAGCGCACCTATATGGACTTCCGCGATCACATCAGCGTGCGCGACGGCGACTTTCCGCAGCTGAAAGAGGTCAAGGAAACCGGCGAGATCGTCGGCGGCACCTTCAGCGAGTCGAAGGAAAAGACGGCGGTCAAGGCTTATGGCATTCAGGTGCCGTTTTCCCGGCAGCTGCTCGTCAATGACAATCTAGGCGCCATCGCTCGCGTGCTGGCGAATCGCTCCGACGCCGTCGCGCGGTTCGAGGAAGAAACGTTTTACGCGATGCTGCTGTCAGCTTCCGGCGCCGGTCCGACGCTGCTTGAAACGACCCGCGCCGTGTTTAACACGACCGATAAGACGCTGGCGGCGACGCCCAGCGTGATCGACAACGCCAATCTCGGCAAAGGCCGCGCCGCGCTGCGCAATATGAAAACCAAGGACGGCACGCTGATCAATGTGACGCCGTCGATCCTGCTTGTCGGTCCCGACAAGGAAACGGAAGCGCAGGGCGTGCTGTCGCCGCTCTATGCAGCGACGGCGGCGAATGTGCCGTTGTTCCAAACGCTGCTCAGCCTCAAGGTGTCGGCGCAGATCACCGGCAATGTCTGGTATCTGTTCTCCGATCCGAGCGTCGGCGCCAACTTCGAATGGGGCTTGCTCGAAGGCTATCAGGCGCCGCGCATGCGCATGGACGAGCCGTTCGGCGTCCAGGGCATGGCGGTCTCGCTCGAGCACGACTTCGGCTGCGGCGCGATCGATTACCGCTTCGGCTACCGCAACGCCGGCGCGTAATCCTGTTTTTCCGCCGCGCGGCCCGCGCGGCGGCTCCCCTTCCCTCGATAAGCGAGAACGAAAATGAAGAACTGGATTCAGGAAGGCGAAGCGCTGACGCTTCCCGCTCCTTATGACGTCGTGTCCGGCGCCGGTGCGCAAATCGGCGCGATTTTTGGCGTGGCGGGCTACGACGCGCTGTCTGGCGCGGACGTCGTTTTGCATCGCTGCGGCGTGTTCGACCTCGCCAAGGTCTCGGCGCAGGCGTGGGTCGTCGGCGATACGATCTGGTGGGACAATTCCGCCAAAAAGGCGACCAACGTCAAAACGCAGTCCAATTTGCGAATCGGCAAGGCTGTCGCCGCAGCCGCCAATCCGACATCGACCGGCCGCGTTGTGCTCGCGCCCGACTCCGACGCGCCGCGGATCGTCTACGGTCAGGCGACGACCGCGACGGCGTCGGACACGATTGTGACCGGGCTTTCGCTTCTGGTCGGCGTCGTGGCGCAGTTTGACTCCGACGTCGTCGCCGATCCGGAGTTTTTGAGTTCGAGCATCGGCGATCAGGCCGGAACGCCTGCGGCCGGTTCGTTTCTGCTGAAAACCTGGAAAACGGCGGCCGGCCCGGTCGCGGCGACGACCTTCGCGAAAAAGGTCAACTGGGTCGCGTTCGGCTACTGATGCCGTCGCTTTTTTCAGCCTCCGAGGCGAAGGCGCTCGATCGCGTCTTCGCCCGTTTCGGGGTCGCGGCGAGCTATCTCTCGCCGGCGCTCGTCACGACAGCTTGCGTTGTCGTAATCAATGAAGTTGACGACGCGACGACGCTCGGCAATGTGCCGATCATCGCGGGTCAGATGATCGTTGAAGTGCGCGCGTCGGAGCTCGCCGCGCCAGCCAAAGGCGGTGTTTTCACCGCCGACGGGCGCGACTTCAAGATCGTCTCGGCGCCCAAGCGCGAGGACCCGTCCGGGCTGGTCTGGACATGTCGTTGCGATCTGCAACCATCGGCTTAAAGCACATGATTTCCGTCGAGTTTGACAAAGGCGCGATCTCGCGCGCGCTTGACGATGAGCGCATTGCGATGGCCAAGCGCGTTCGGCTGGCGACCGATAAGGCGGGGCGCGAATTGCTGATCGATCCGCTACGTGCGATGACGCGCGGCGCGTTCAACTCGCGCAAGCTGCCGACGACCTGGCGCGCAAAGCTCTATCCGGCGGATGTGCAGAGCCATACACTAACGCCGGCCTTCTTCGCCTTTTCCAAGGCGCCGGAAATCATGACGGCGTTTGAGGAGGGCACGACGATTCAGCCGTTCGGAGGCAAAAAATATCTCTGGATTCCGACCGAAAATGTGCCACGCGGGCGCGGCGGCAGGCGCATGTCGCCGCAAGAGGTGATGGCGCGGGTCGGCAGGTTCGCCTTCATTCCACTCAAGAATGGAGGTTTGATCGCGGTCGCCCAAGCGACGCGCACGGAAAAGCGCTCGCGCCGCAAAGGCGGCGCGCCGACCCAGTCTGTCGGAAAAGCTAAGAAAGGTGCAGGCGAGCGCCTGGCGTTTTTTGTGCTCAAGAAACAGGTGCGCTTGAGCAAACGCCTCGACGTTAAAGGCATCGCCAATCGCGCCGGCGCGAAATACAGCGCGATCTATGAGCGAGCGGCGAATAGCCCATGAGCAGCGAAACCGAAATAGCGATGCTGGCGCTAAAAACAGCGCTCGACGCGTCCGCCAGCCTTCCAGCCGCACGGCGCGATCCGGTGTTCGAAGACGTGTTCGAGGCGCTTGGCGCGCCGGACTCCGGCTATTCGACCGTTCTTGCGCTGCGCCACGGCGATCCGGTCGAAACGACGCGCCGGTTTGGCGCAGGTCCGCAGGCCTATGAGCTCGTGCGCAACGCCGAGCTGGAATTCTATGTGGCGGGCGCCGAAGGCGCGGGATTGAACGCCGCCTTCGACGGCGGCCTATCGGCGATCCACGCCGCGATCGAAGCGGATCGGACGCTCGGCGGCGCCGTCGTTGCGGCCGAAATCGTCGAACAGCCGGATCTTGGAACCGATAGCGCTGGATCAAAAGCCGTGCTGACGGCGGTTGTCCGGGTCCAGCTCACTTATGTTTCCTTAAGGAGCTACTGAAAATGTCGGACAAATCCGCGACAGCCGCGCCGCCGGCGCGAAAGGCTCCCGACTATCTTGTCGCGCTTGCCGATGCACCGGGCATTCGCAGCGGCCAAGTCGTGCCGAACACGGAAGAAAACGCCAAGGCGCTTGAAGGCAAAAGCCGTCCTGCAAGCGACGTCGATATCGGCGTCGCCGGCATCATCAGAAAGGTCTAATCCATGGCGACCGCATCGATCGCGCTCGGGCAACTTGCCGATCTTCTATTCAAGATCGAGTCGGCCTACGGAACGTCGCCCGGCGGCAATTTCCAAAAAGCGCATTTTTACAAGGCCTCGCTGCGCGAAACCAAGCCGCTTGAAAATGATCCGATCATCGGCAGCATCTACAACAATTTTCGTGACCCTGGCGCTTTCGCGCCGGCGCTGTCCGAGCATGGCGGAACGCTCGAACTGCCGCTTTGCATCAATCAAATTGGCGATTGGCTGAAGCTGGTTTTTGGCGCGCCATCAACGTCCGGCTCAACCAACTTTACGCATGTCTTCACCAGCGGCGCGCTGACGCTTCCGTCCTACGCGATTGAAATTAAGCCGATCGCCGGCGATTTTCGCATGCACACAGGCGTCGCCGCGCGCAGTCTCACGCTCGACCTTGCCGACGCCGCAGGCATGCAGCGGGTCATGCTGGACGTTCTGGGCTTTGGCGAGGCGATCGCTGGCTCAACGGGCGGCGGCACGCCCACGGCGCCGCGCACCTATGCGCCGTTCAAGGCGACCGGCGCGCAGGTAAAGCTGGACACGGTCGCCGTTGGCTCTCTGCTGTCAGCCAAGCTGACCTATGAGACGGGGCTGTCGCAGGATCGGTTCATCGACACGTCCGACAAGTTTGGCGCGGCGGTGCTCGCCGAACAGGCGCAGTTTTCCGGCGAATTGCGCGTGCGCTATTCCGCCGCGACCTATGATTCGCTTGCTGCGGCCGAAACCGAAAAGGCGCTCTCGATCGAATTCATTGTCGGCGCGAACAATTCGCTCATCATCGACGCGCCTGCCATTCGCTTCGCGCGGGCCGGCGTCGCGATTGAAGGGCCGGGCGGCATCGAGCAGACGATCAGCTTCCGGGCGCGCCAGACGACCGGCGCGCCGCAAATGACAGCGACCCTCAAAAACCAGGTGGCGACTTACTGATGATCAGGATCGGCAAACCCAAAAGCGATCAGCGCTTGCCGCTTGGGCCCGGCGCATGGCTCATCTATCGCGAGGCCACGAGCGTCGACCGCGAAGCGGCGCTGCACAGCGCGCGCGAGTTTTTCAAGGCGGTGCGCGCCGGCGCTGCCGCAATGTCAGACTTTGGCCTCGAAATAGGCGACGCCAAGTCGATCGAGGGCGACGAGGGGCTTTCTTCCGGCGTCTCGCTGCTGGTGTTCAACGCTGAGCTCGTCATGCGCTGCGGCTCGGTATGGGAAGGCGTCGGCGACGAGAATGGCGCGCCGTTGCCGTTCACGCGCGAGAATGTCGCCAATTTGTTGCGCGACCCTGGCTCGTTCGAGCTTATTTCCAGCGTCTTGAGCGCGCGGCTGGTGACGCTGGCCGCAGAGGGAAACGCATCAGCGCCCTAGCCGAATGGCGCGCCGGCGGGGGCGCCGCCTATTGTCGAGCCTGCCGCGACTTAGGGTCGCCCTGCGCGCGCGGCCAGCCGAACGCGGACGGCAAGTTTTGTCCCGAGCGTGAGCACGCGCCCGGAACGATTGAAGGCTCCGCCGCGCTGCGCGCCTGCTCCGCGCCGGGCGCGGTGAAGCGAGCGGGAATGGCCGGGCAGATCGTCGGCGTCGATTACGGCATTGCGGCGCTTGTCGCGCCGCCGGAAGCCGATCAAACCGTATTCATGGAACTGCTGATGATCGCCGAGCAAGGGATGCTTGCCGGCGTGGCCAAACAAAGGACCGACTGACGATGGCGGTGAAGGCTGGCGTGACGCTGCGGCTTGGCGTTGAGGGTGACGAGCGAATCCAGGCTGCGCTGCGCAAGATCGGCCAGGTTGGCGACGACGCCATGGCTGGGCTTTCGAAAGAAGCGAAGGACGCGGCGCGAGCATTCGATCGGCTGGAAAAGAGCGTCGACGCCTCGGCGCGCTCGGCGGCGCAAGTGGCGCGCACCTATGTTTCGGCGAACGCCGCAGTTGCGGCAGGCGTGCGCACGCATCAGGACGCGCAGCGCGTCATCGACCTTGCGGCGGAGCGCCATCGCCGGCTCACCGGCGCGGTGAATGAAAACGCCAAGGCGACAGGCCTTGCGCGTCATGAATGGATCAATCTTTCCCGCCAGTTTCAAGATGTGGGCGTGTCGCTTGCCGGAGGCCAGTCGCCGACGCTTATTCTGATGCAGCAAGGGTCGCAGATCGCCGACATTTTTTCCTCGAGCGGCGCTGGCGCTGGCGCGGCGCTGCGATCGTTCGGCGCAACGGCGGCCCGGGTGCTTTTGGGTCCGGTTGGCGCTGCCGCGGCGCTGGCGGCGGCAGTGTTCGGCGTCAAAGCGGCTGGCGACGCCGCCGCCGCGTCGCTGGCGAAGCTCGGCGAGGAATCGCGCCAAACGGGTTTAACCCCGAACCGCGTTGCTGGCGCGAAGATTGTCGGCGCGAGGGCGGGGCTCGACGACAAGGAAACCATCGGCGCGCTGACTAATGCGCAAAAAGAGTTTGACGCTTTTTCGCGCAACAGCGGCGCCGTGAAAGATATTCTGGAGAAGGTCGACAAGGGCTTTTTGTCCGTCGCCGACCGCGCACGCAGCGCAAGCGACTGGATCGACAGAATCGTTCAGAAAATTCGCGAACTGCCGAGCGAACAGGGGCTGAACCTCTCCAAGGCGCTGTTTGGCGATGATGCGGGCCGCAAGCTATTCGATGAGATCCAGCGCGGCGCGGTCTCCATGTCCACGCTGCGTCAGGAAGCGGAAAAGGCCGGCGCAAATTTCGACGCTTCGGCCGAGCACGCCGCGCGCATGCGCCGCGAAATTGCAGAAATCGACCAGATCGCGAGCACGCGCTTGCTTGCGACCTTTGGCGATCTGGCGAATCCCGTCCTGGCCCTAGAGCGGTCATGGGCAAATATGAAGCTCGGCATTTTAGACGTCGAGCGCTCTGCGCGCCAGCTTCGCGACACCTTAAGATTTAAGGCCGGAGAGGTTCTCGGCGAGCAAGGCGAAGCGGCGATCTCCGTCTTCGCGCGCATGCGTGGACGGCGCGCGTTTAACGGCGCCGATCCGTTCGCCGGCAAAACAATGGCGGACGTTGACCCGCTCGTGAACCTGTTCACGCAAGGAAAGGCGCCAAGCCCCGTTGGCGAATCGCGCAAGCTTTTCGAGTCTTCTGGCGCGCGCGGCCGCAAATCCGACGCTGCGCGCGCGGCCGAGAAGTTTTCTGACGTCGAAGCGGATTTGCAAAACAAGATCGCGCTGGCGTCGGTTACGGCGGAAGGAGCCGAACACGACAAGATCGCGCTCAAGATCAGGATCGTGAATGAGCAGCGCCGCATCGGCGTCGGCGCGACGCAGGCGCAAAAAGACGAGGTCGCCGGGCTGGTGACGCAACTGGATGCGGCCGAGCGCGCGCAAAAGGAAGCGACCAAGGCGTCCGAGGCCTGGCGCGACTCGCTGCGCGAGGCTGGCGACACGTTCCGCGAGGCGTTTTCTTCCGTGCTGAATGATCTGCGCAGCAGCAAAAGCGCCGGCGAGGCGTTTAAGGGCGTTCTCGAGCAAATCGAGCGCAAGCTGATCGATGTGGCTTCGCGCAGCCTGACAGACTCGCTGTTTGGCAAAAGTGGCGACAAGTCGTCGGGCGGGTTGATTGGCGGTCTTGTCGGCGGCCTGTTTAGCGGGGGCGCCGGGACCGCTGCGCCATTCGCGATGGGTGGCATTATGACGGGCACTGGTCCGCTGCCGTTGCATCGCTACGCCACGGGCGGCATCGCCAATTCGCCGCAGCTTGCGCTTTTTGGCGAGGGTCGGTCGCCGGAGGCTTACGTTCCCGTCCCAAGCGGGAAGATTCCAGTCGAGATGCGCGGCGGAGGGGCGAATGTGTCCGTCAATGTCATCGGCGCGCCGCCTGGCACGCAGACGCGGGAGACAACCGACGCGCGCGGCAATCGCCGCGTGGACGTCGTCATGGACGAGCGCATCGCCGCGGCGATGGGATCGCCACAAGGAAGAGAAACGCTGAGTGCAAATTACGGCGTAAGCCAGCGTCCGGCGAAGCGGTAATGGCGGTTGCGGTTTGGCCATCGGAATTGCCACAGCGCGTCTTGCGCGCCGGCTATTCGGAAACGCTGCGCGATGGCTTGCTGCGGTCGAAGTCCGACTCAGGCGTCGGCAAGGTGCGGCGCCGCTATTCCAGCGCTGCCCTGCCGGTGCAAGCGACGATCTCGCTCTATTACAACCAGAAGGCCAGGCTGGAGCGCTTCTGGAATGAAGACACGGGCGGCGGGGCACTTCCATTCATCATCCCGGACCAGACTCATGACGGGCTCCCGATGCTGGATGGCGACGGCCTGCCGATTCTGGACGGCGGAGGTCTGCCGATCTTGGTGACGGCAAACTGGCTCGTGCTGTTCGCCGCCCCGCCGCAAATCGTTCCACGCGGGCCTATTTTCAGCGCCTCGCTGCAATTGAGCGTGCTACCCTAATGGCCGTCATTCCGCTCACAGTCCGCTCGGCGATGTATGCCGAGCACAGCGAGGAATGCGAAGTCGCGCTGGTCACGATTACGCATCCCAATCTCGCCGCGCCTGTGCGCGTCTCGAGCGATCCGACAGCGCGTCTGGGAATAGAACCGCTGCGCTACGGCACGACGAGCCGCGGCAATGAATATGAGCACGTCGTCATGTCGGCGATCGTGCCCGACGATCGCAAAGGAACGCCGCCGCGTGTGGCGCTGGTTTTTGAGAATGTCGGATTCGACGTCGTCGAGGTCGCGCAGTCTTTCACCAACCCCGCGACGGCGTCGATCGAACTCGTGCTGGCCTCGGCGCCCGATACGGTCATTCAAGCCTATCGCGGGTTGCGCATCGTGCGCTGCACGTTCGACGACGCGACGGCGACGTTCGATCTGTCGCGCGAGCCGTTCACGTCGGAGCCGTCGCTGGCGCGTCAAACCAAGAATTTCTGTCCAGGCCTCCATGGTTTAGCGAGCGCATGAACGAAGACCTCATCACCAAAATGCAGACGGCGATCGCAGGATTGCCGACCGAAAAGGTCGCCAGCTTTCATGCGCGCTTTTTGGCCTATCTCGATGCCGGGCTCGGCGACGATCTGCGCGCACTCGGCGATGTCGAGTTTGGCGATTGCGACGCGATGGCGCTGCAGGTCGTCTGGCGCGAGCGCCGCCCCTGATGCACTGGAGCGCCAACTACATCGGCCTGCCGTGGCTTCCGGGCGGGCGCACGCGCGAAGGAGTCGATTGTTATGGTCTCGTAATGCTGGCTTATGCCGAGGTCGCCGGCATTCCGCTGGACCCGCTCAACGGCCTCTATGTCACGGCAGAGGAGCGCGAAGACATCGCGCGCATCGTTGATGGGCAATGCGCGCATGGGCCGTGGGTAAAAGTCGACGCGGGCGATGAACGCGAGCTGGATATCCTGCTGTTCCGTTGTTTCGGGCTGCAAAGCCATGTCGGCGTGGTCTGCGGTCGCGGCCTGATGCTGCATGCGACGGCTGGCAAGGACAGTTCAATCGAGCGATGGGCTGACGGACGATGGTTGCCGAGGCTGATGAGCGCATGGCGTCACAAAGAGTTGGTGTGATTATTTAGGCGGCTCCGGCAGCGGCATCCAATGCGTTGGTTGCGAACCAAAGTCAGTCATCGGCCGGCTCGCCGCTTCGTTATCAAACCAGTCTTTGTCTTCGGTGCTCCAAAAGCCAATCGCAACTTGCTGCCCGGTAGCCCAAAACCCCTCGGGGAACCAAAGCAGCATCCATCTTTCGTCTCTCGGCGCGTTCTCAATTGTTTGCCACTCGCCCATATCAGCCCTCACGGTGATGCTCTGACGTGTCGCAACTCATAGCGCAAAACAGCGGCGCGCGCATCATCGCGCAGCCCTATCTCGACGGCGGCCGGCGTCTCGACGCTGTAGCGCCTGCGGGATCAACGATCTTCGAAATCGTCGCGATCGCGATCCCCAACGTGCCGGAGCCGCTGCTCCCGCATGTGCGCGTTACGATCGGCGAAACGGTCATCCCGCGCGAAATGTGGATGCGTGTGCGGCCGAAGCCGACGACGATCGTCATCGTGCGGGTCGCGCCAGGCAACAGGGGCGCGCTGCGCGCCGCTCTTTCGATCGCGGTTGGCGTCGCCGCGCTCGCCGTCGGGCAGGTCTGGGCTGCGCCTCTCGCCGGCGCGCTCGGGTTCGGCGGCTCGGCTATCGCGACGGGCATTGCGCAAGGCGTGCTGTCCGGCACGGTGCTGCTGGCCGGCACGTTCCTGGTCAATTCGCTCGTGCCGTTGCGCCAGGATCAGGCACAAGGCGCCGGCGTCGCGCAAAGCCCGACATATTCGATCCAGGGCTTTCGCAACGTCGCCAACCCAGACGGTTTTTTCCCCTGCCCGCTCGGCACGGTGCGCTTTGCCCCACCTTACGCGGCGCTGCCCTATACGGAAGTCGCCGGCGGCGAGACCTACATCCGCGCGCTGTTCTTGGTCGGCTATGGGCCGGTCGTCATTCGTGACATCAAGCTCGGCGACACGCCGATCGAGAATTTCAAGGAAGTCGAAGTCGAAGTTCGCGAGGGACTGCCCGGTGACGCCCCGGTCACGCTCTATCCGACGCAGGTTCTTGAAGAGCGCCTGTCCATCGATCTCAACCAAGCCTATGTCGGGACGTTCGGGCCGCATACACGGTTCACGGCATCCGACGCAGAAGACGTCTCGATCGATATCACCTTCGCCAACGGCCTGTTCTGGATGCACACGACCGTCTCCGGGTCAACGTCGGTCACGTCGCCGCTGCCGTTGACGGTGACGATCCGCATTCGAATGAGGCTCAACGGCGTCGGGGCGTGGACGACGGTTGTCGATTGGCCGATCACGGCTTTCACGCAAAAGCCCTATTCCGCCACCTATCGGTGGGTGCTACCGGCGCGGGGCCGCTACGAAATCGAGGTCACGCGCCTCACCGGCGACCTCGACGAACTGAACGCCTTTCAGCAAAACGACCAGTTCGTCTCTGTCTCGCTTTGGTCGGCAATCCGGTCGTTCCGGCCGGAATATCCGATGAACTTCAACCATCCGCTGGCGCTGATTGCTGTCCGCGCACGCGCGACGAAGCAGCTCAACGGCGTCATCGACAATCTGAACTGTGAAGCCTCGCGTGTTTGCCTCGATTGGGACGGTGCGGATTGGGTCGAGCAGGAGACGCAAAATCCGGCGTCGCTACTGCGGTTTTACATGCAGGGGCCGATGATCGCCTACCCGCTTGAGGATGACGAAATCGATCTCGACGGGCTTGCTGACTTTCACGATCACTGCGTCGCCAAGAGCCTGGCTTACAACCGCGTTCACGACTTCGAACAATCGGTGTTCGACGCGTGGAGCGACATTGCGGCGGCGGGGCGCGCGTCTCCGCGCGACGACGGCGAGCGTTGGGGCGTCGTGATCGATCGCGCTCAGACGATCGTGATGCAGCACATTACAGCGCGCAACTCCTGGGGCTTCTCAGGATCTCGGGATTATGTGCGCTTCCCCGACGCCTTTCGGGTCAAATTCTATGACGAGACGAACAGCTATAAAATGGCTGAGCGCGTCGTGCCGTGGCCTGGCTTTGTCGGCACGCCAGTAATCACCGAAAGCATCGAACTCCCCGGTGTCACCGATCCAGATCAAGTCTGGATCGAAGCGCGCCGCCGGCAATATGAGCTGATCCACAGGCGTGACGTCTATTTCGCCACCATGGATTTTGAGGGCGCATGCGCGCGGCGAGGCGACCTCATTCAGTTTAATCATGACGTGCTGACGCGCACGCAAATATCGGCGCGGGTGCGCGCGGTCGACGGCAGCTCAGTGACGCTCGACGAATTCGTCACGATGGAAACCAGCAAGACCTACGCCATCCGCTTTCGCAAACTGCCATCATCTGAAGGCGACGACCTCAGCGTCTTGCGCAGCGTGACGACGGTTGCGGGAGAACACGACACAGTTTTCGTGACAGGCTCCGGCGTGCTGCCGAATGTTGGCGATCTGGCGATGTTTGGCGAGTCCGACAGCGTCACGAAAGAACTGATCGTCCGCGAGGTCGAGGGCGCAGAGGATCTGGCACGCCGTTTCACGCTTGTCGATCACGCGCCGCAGATCGAAACGCTTGCGGATGCGGAAACGCCGCCGGCTTGGAGCGGGCGCGTCGGCGAAGAGATCGGCGCATTCACGCCGTCACTAAAGTTCGATGACCCGCGCAACAGCCAACACGTAACCTTGGGGTGGCCATAAATGGTTGCTGTCGTCACGTCTATAAATATTCTTGACAAGGATAGTGCGCCCAAAGCCATTCGTTCGCTTGATGAAAGCGGCGTTGGCTCGGGGCCGTTCCGCAGCATCGCGCACCCGTCCTACGGCGATCTCGAAAACATCTTCTGGAATTACGCGGCGGGTGCGTCTGGTATCGTCAACACGACCACCGCCGTCACCATCAAAGGCGCATCGGGCGCCGGGCTGCGCAACTACATTACCGCGTTGCAGATCGATGCGGAGGCGCTCGGCACAGCGACGGAAGTCGCAATCCGCGACGGCGCGGGCGGCACGGTGCTATGGCGCATGAAGATCGGCACGGGCGGACTGCTTGCCGGCCGCAGCATCGTCTTCCCAACGCCGCTCAAAGGCACAGCGAACACGCTGCTTGAAATCGTGACGCTGACCGCATCCGGAACGGGCGCTGTTTACGCGAACGCGCAGGGCTTCGTCGCGGCATAATATTGCCAAAATACTAAACCATATGTGGGAAGCAAAAATGACCGAAGGCACGCGCTCGACTGATCTGCCGCTGAAAAGCTCGCTCGACGAGTTTATCGGTCATAAGGACAGCGGCGCGGGCCCGGAGCTTGTTCGCGCCACAAGGTCCGTCGTCGCTGCGCAACTGATGATCGATTCAGGCGTCGCCTTCGCGACCTGGGCGGCGCTCTCCGCGACGACGGGAACCGCCGCTGGACAGCGCGCGGAAGTCTACGGTGACGCGGGAACGCATACGGACCCCGTCGTCGGGGGGACTGTCTCCAACTCCGGAGTGTTTGGATGGTCGACGTCTCCCGCGGGGTGGCGTTGGCTGGCTGTCGATCTCGCGGCGTCGTTTCAAGAGCAGATTGACGCAAAAGCGCCGAAAGCTTCCCCAACGCTAACGGGTTCCCCGAGAGCGCCGACCGCCGCCGCGGGGGATAACTCGACATTGCTCGCGAACACGGCTTTCGTGCAAGGCGAGTTTAGCAAGCATCAGCCATACGAGGCCGCAACACGCCCCGGCGACTCGCCAGGCCTCTACACGAGCGACCATGCCGGCGCGCCTGTCTCTGTCACGCCACTCACGGCAGTGAATGTCGTTGTCGGCGCGGAGGGGCGCTCCTACCGCCTTACGGTTGCTGGCGTCGTCGCTGTTCGCGAGGCGATCTGGGCGATCCCCAACCGGTCTTACAAATTTCGCGCCGCATATCGACGGATCGTTGATCCTTCAGACCCACTCAGCGATGCTGTGCAAACTGGCGTCGCGTGGCTCGACGCGTCGTATGCGATGATCTCTCTCGAAGTCCTCAACAATGACGGTGCGGCGACGGTCGCGAACGGGATTCGCTCGTTTGCTTTCGATCTCTCTGCAGCCCCGAGTGGGGCAAAATTTGCCCGCCCCTATGTGCGCACATTCGGCACAGGGAACACGACCGACGTTGAAGAAATCGCCATCACCGACGTCACCGATCTTTCGTTGGCGTCTTCCTCGAATTATCGCGGCACATGGAACGCGACGACCAACACGCCGACGCTCGTCTCCAGCGTCGGGACCACGGGCGATTACTACGATGTCTCGGTTGCGGGCACGACGTCGATCAATGGCATCAATTCCTGGGCCGTGCGGGACCGCATCAAGTTCAACGGGACTGCATGGGAAAAGCTCGCCAATGACAACGTCACGCCGAACTATCTGAGCGGTGAGGGAATCCTCATTGATCAGGTCGGACAGGATGTCACTGTCGCGATGGATGTCCCGGCGCTGACGAACAATACGAGCGCGCTTGACCCGACGAAATTCTCTCTCGCCGCCTACAACACGGACGCCGCCGAGCATCAGGAGATCGCTTTCGATAAGCTGCCCGGCAACCGCCGGCGGCCGTTCGTCATTCTGGCGATGGGGCAGTCCAACATCGTCCAGGAGCCGGCGTATAGCTGGACGCCGGAACCGAACCTGAAAGTTTGGAATTGGGACGGGACGTATTCAGGGATAGGAACGGCGTTCGCCGCGCTCGACGGGACAAAAGCGAATGTCGTCTGGTCGTTTGCCAATGAAATTGCCAAGCAGCATCCGCATCTCGATGTGAGAGTCGTCAAAATCGCCGTTGGCGGCATGCCGATCGAGCATTTCATTCACGGCGCAAGCTATCTGTTTTCAAGCGACACGTCAGGGTCGTCGCCAGCAAGCGGCTATTTCAAGCTCAACGCTGCGCCAAATCTTGCGACGCAGCTCGTCATTCACCAGCTCGACAAGAACGCGATCGATAAGGGCGGCATCCTCACCGAGACGCTGCTTGGACAGAAGATTTATCTGGTCGACCAGACCAGCGGCGCGACGGCGACATACACCGTATCGCTGGCGGCCGTTTGGGACGATCCCGGCGACAAAATCACCGTTGGCGTCACCTATGTTTCCGGCTCGGGGACGTTCACGAACGGAGACTCCGTGCTCGTGCTTGGCGAGCCAGATATTTGGGCTATCCTGACGAATAATATAACCCCGGCGCTCGCCGCTGCGGGCGTGACGAAAATCGATCAGTTCTATTGGTGGCAGGGAGAAAGCAACGCGCGCGATCCGCGCCGCTATGTCGAAGACTTTACGACGTTTCATACGCAGTTGATCGGTGAATCGTGGTTTGATCCGCAGACGCCGATGATGATTTCTGGCATCACGTCGAATGCTGTCACAGGCAACACAGCGTTTGGTCTGGTCAACTGGTTTCTGCAAAAGTGTGTCGCGCTCGACCCGGACCGTCGCAAGTTTACGTATCCGGCGGCGTTCCCTCAGTCCTATTGGGATAGCGGCGTAGGCTATATCCACATGCTCGCCACCGGCTACATGCTCGCAGGGCAGCAGGCGTTCAACATCTGGCGCGGCAAAGCAGGACGCGGCGCGTTCCCCGGCGCGGTCTATGATACCGATTTAGGCGCGTGGACTTTCAATGGCACGCGCCAGCAGTCGTATTCATTCGATTTCAACCCGTGGCGGTCGACGCCCGACCCCGCGCGCGGCATCATCGCGCGGTTCTATAACGACGCCGCCGGCGCAGCCAACGGCTCTATGATAGGCTTCGGCGCGTCCATCGGCGGCGCATGGGCTCTTGGACAAATTCCCGGCGCCACGTCTTTCGGGATCTACCAGAACCGCACGGCGCTCGCCGACGGGACTTTGCAATATTTTATCTCTAGCGTCGGCCTCCACGGCGTCAATACAGCGTCTCCATTGACGCGCCATTACGTTGAAGACAGCAACCCAGCCCGCGGTATTGTGGGCGGGCTGCGGAACTCTAACGCCTCGTCGTCGACAGGCGCGATGCTCATGGTGAGCGCCGCCGGTCTCGGGACCGGGACATTCGGATTCGACGCAAGCAGTCTTGCCATCTACATCAGCCGATCTACTGTTGGCGACGGAACAAAGGTCTGCGCGTTCTCGGCGAGCGCCGTGCTGCCCGGCGCTGACAACGCCTTTACGCTCGGCAACGGGTCCTTCCGTTGGAGCACAGTTTACGCAGCTACAGGAACGATCAACACCTCTGACGGCCGGATGAAAATGGACGTAGCGCCTAGTGCGCTCGGGCTCGATTTCATCAAGGCGTTGCGGCCGGTTTCCTACCGCTGGATTGAGGGCGGGGCCAAGCAGGTAGAGGTCGAGGACGCCGAGGAATTCGAGGAAATCGAAACCGAGGAGATTGTCGAAAAATACACCGATCACGTCGTTGACAACGGCGTCGCCATCGAGTTCGAGAAAGAGCGCAAAGTCAAGCGCGAAGTAGCCGACCTTGTCCCGGTTGTAGACGCGAGCGGCGCGGTCGTTTACGACATCGAACCAGCGACGGATGACGTCCGAGACGAGAACGGCGACCTCGTCATTGAAGGCACGCCGGAGCGCCGCGTTCAAAGAACGATCGCTGTCCCGCGCATGGTGAAACGCACGCGGACGATTAAGCGAACGGAGATCGTCAAGACTCCGGGCAAGCGCACACATTACGGGTTGATCGCTCAGGAGGTCGCTGAGGCGATCAAGGCCAGCGGCGCCGGCGACTTCGCGGGCCATGTGCTCGACGATGCGTCAAACCCTGACAGCACCCAAGGCCTGCGCTACGACCAATTTATCGCGCCGCTGATCAAGGCCGTGCAGGAACTAAGCGCCAAGGTCGCCGCGCTCGAAGCGAAGCTGCCACAGTAATCGCCGCCGGCGATTCCCGGCGTCACCGCCCATAATGGGAGCGGCCTAGACAATAATGCCCGAAGGATGGACATCTGGGCCGGCATATTGTTACCTGATCCCTGATAACTATAGACGCAGCGAGCGCGCAACCGCGCGGTTGCTTGTGAATTGTTCGGGAAATTACTGATTTTCATGGTGTGTTCAAGAATTCGCGCTCAGAAAAAGGAGGGTCATGAGCAAGTTTGGACCCCCGGTCTAGACAGCCGTCCGATTGTGATTTTCGGAACCGGCCAGTCGAACATGCGCAGAATATTGCCGTCGACCGAGGTCTGGCCGGACAATCTCAGCCTGTGGAATTGGGATCGAACTGAAGCCGGCGTTGGCACGGCTTTCACAGCGCTCGATCCAACCTTGACGAACGTGAGTTGGGCTTTTGCGCGTGAAGTCGCTCTGCGCTTTCCGAACAGGAAGGTCCACCTGATCAACATATCGTGGGGTGGCCAAGCAATTTCGCATTGGATGGTCGACGCTGAATCTCCGGACGTTTTTCAGATCATTCTGAATAACCTTCCCATAGCACTGGCGACCATCGACGCCGATCGAATCGATGCGATGCTGTGGTGGCAGGGTGAGAGCGACGCCGGGCCGTTGCGGAAGCATTATGTCTCGAACTTCGAGACTGTCATGATGCGGTTCAAGGCGCAGAGATGGTTCCCGCGCACGACGCCGATCGTCGTGTTCGGAATAAGCGGGGAGGCTCAGACCGGCGTTGCCGCTTATGGCTATTTCGAGACTAATCTGATGGCTTGCGTAGCCGCCGACCCTGCTCAGCGCATGTATTTGCGAACGGCGGGCTTTCCGCAGGAATATTGGGATCCAGAGGCGTATTACCTGCATATGTTCTCGCGTGGCTACAATATGATGGGGAAGACTGCAGCGCGGTTCTTTCTCTATGACCGCGCGAGATCCACTAGCGCCTGAATCCGCGATCGGTGCCGCGACAGCGGATGGTTCTGGCATTTGGAGCGCTCTGAGATGCCCCGCGCATTCGGCGCGCAGTGAAGATCTGCAAAACCCGAAATCTTACATAATCCGCCGCCGGGCGGCTCCCGGCACCTCCCCGCAAAAGGACTGACAATAATGACCGAAGCCGAACAGGCTGCGCTCACTCTTATTGACGAACAGCAGCCGATGCTCGTGACGTTGCACAACGCCAATGCGGCCAAAGACGCCGAAATCGCTTCCTTGAACGCGCAAATCGCCGCGTTTCAGCAGCCGTCCGATGCCGTCGCGGCCGTCGCGCAGCGCAAAGAATGGTTCGACAGCTTTCGTGCCGCCGCCGCTCCGGCGCCTGCCGAACAGCCTGCGATCGATCCTGCGACGGGACAGCCTGTCGCCTGATCCGCCGCTCTATGAGCCGGAGGCGCGCATGTTTCGCGTCGCTCTATGGACGGTCGCCGCGATGCTGATTGCGGCGCTCGTGCTCAATTGGGCGATCTGATGCACGCGCGCCTCTACCGCGCAAAATTCTGGGCGGCGGCTGTGCTGACCGTCGCCCGGTTCCTCTACCAACTGGCGAGGTCGCGCTGATGTTCCCGCCCGACCAATTCGACTTCGGCATGCGTCTCGTGAAAGCCACCGTCGCGATCTGTGCGGCGGTTTACGGCGCCCGCGTCTTGCTCGCGATCTATCGATCCTTTGGAGGCTGACATGATCGAGCTTTCCTGCGTCGTCGCGCTCGCGATGATCTTCGTCTTCGTCGAGCGCTGGATCGAATTCAACCGCACCTGATGCTTCCCGCCGATCCCGACGCCAAGATCGTCTGGGGCTGCTTCGTCATCGCGCGGCACCGCGAGGGGCTTGGCCTGTCCGATATCGTCGCCGAGGCGCGACGCATGCGCATGCAAATGACCCACGCCGACGTTCTCCACATCCTGCGCCGCTACGTCGATCGCTTCGACAATGACGCGCGGCTTACGAAAGAGAAATCACTATGACCGATTGGGTTAAGGTGCTGCGCGAGATCGCGCCAAAGGGAAAAACGTCAATCATCTCCGGCCTCGCCGCCGCCATGCCGCGCGTGATCGAAATCGCCGCGCTCGGCACGACGCGCCGCCAGGCGCAATTCCTCGCGCAGCTTGCGCACGAGAGCGACGGCTTCCGCACGACGGTCGAATATGCCAGCGGCGCCGCCTATGAGGGCCGCAAGGACCTCGGCAATAACCGCCCGGGCGACGGCAAGCGCTACAAGGGTCGCGGGCTGATTCAGCTCACCGGCAAGGCCAACTATTTCGAGTTCGGGTCGGCGCTCGACGTCGATCTTGTCGCCAATCCCGACACGGCGGCGCGCTTCCCTTATGCGGCGCTTACTGCGGCTCTCTACTGGCGCAAGCGCGCGATCAACGCCGATGCGGACGCCGACGACGTGCGCAACGTCACCAGGAAGATCAACGGCGGCTATAACGGCCTCGCCGCGCGGCAGGCATACCTCAAAGCCGCCAAGCGCGCCCTCGCTGCTCCGCAGGCGAAAGCCGCTCCTTCTGAGGAAGAGGTTACGGCAGCCGAGCTGCGCAAGGCCGGCTCGCGTATTGTTACGGGAGCGGATCAAGTAAAAGGCGGCGTCATCAAGGGGGTAATCTCCGCCGGGACGGCAGTCGGCACCGCCGTTTACAACAATCAGGAACCAGCTCCAGCACCAAGCCCCCTTGATGCGCTTTCGCAGGCCGGCGACATGGCGTCCAAAGTAGGGGATGCGGCTGAAAGCGCAAAAAACATCAAAGACGCCGCCGATTCCGCGCCTCCAATTCTTGCGTGGGCGCAGGCCCACTGGACGTGGATCGTGATCGCGGTCCTATCGCTGGCCTGCCTCTGGTTTATTTGGCGCGCTTACCAAGGCGCAAACCACGTCGTGCGTGCGCGAGTCGACGACGCCAACTCTTCTCTCCGGCTGGGAGGTTGAGGCGCGTGACGCCTGAGCCGGAGACGATAGCACGTATGGTGGCGGGTTTTTGCATCCTCGCCGTCCTGTCTGCGGGCTTCGCGCTACTCGGCTGGCTTCTGCGGCTGTAGGGGCACAAGCGCGTGAACGACGCGAATAGCTCGCTGCGTCTGGGCGGCTGAGAACGAAACCAGAAGAACACGTTTTGTTCTGAAAAATTGGAGACTGATAATGTGCGGAGGCGTTGACCCGCGGCCGTTGCTGCGGACCGGTCTGGGCGTGGCGGTGTGTCTCGCCCTGCTCGCATATCTGATCTGGGGGCGGCCATGATCTGGCTGTTCACCAAAGTCTTCTCGCCGTTTACATCGGTCTTCCACTTCATCGGCGACCATCGCTACGGCGCGATCGCGGCGCTGCTGGTCGTCGCGGCGGGCGCCGCGTGGGTCTATGTCCCTGTCGCCGGGCGCAAGCTCGCCGGCGCGCTCATCGTCGCCGCGGTCGCCGCAGGTTTCTTTGATTGGGGCTACTCCTACCGCGCGGCAATCGATCGCAAAGCATGGGCGGCGGCGGAGGCCGAGCGCGAGCGCATAGGACTGATCGAGCACGCCAGGCGCAATGACGAGATCGCCAAGGCGCGCCGCGAAGCCGAGTTGGCGGAAATAGCGCTCAAATCGCAGCAGGAAGAACACGCAAAATTCCAGCAGGAGATCGAAGATGCTTCTAAGGCCCGCGACGCTGCTCCTTGCCTCGACGCTCCTGGCGTCCTGCGCCTCGACAAAATCGGCGCTCGACGCAAAAAAGCCCGTTGAACTGGCGACGCCCGCCGCGCAACCCCCGCGCGGTTTGGAACGCCCCTGCGCCGGGCCAGCGCGCCTCGCCGATAAGTCGATGAGCGCCGGGGCTGTCGAGCGCCGCTGGGGCAAGGATCGCGTCTCCCTGGTCGATTGCAAGGCGCGGCATGGGGCGCTCGTCACCTGGCGCCGGGCGCGCGACGCCGGACTCGCCGGCCAACCCCTCCCCGAGCCGCCCAAAGAGCAGGAAGAGCCCGCGCCCGTCGCGTCGGCGCCGATCTTCCGCAACCCGCTCGCCGGTCTGTTCGGCGGCCCTGCAACCGAGGAATGAGCTACACGATGCCAACGTCGACCTGCCATAGCCTTTCCAAGATGATCGTGGACAGCATGTTTGAAACCACGTCCGACAAGCTCGCATGGATTGCCGCCGGCGCCGGCGCCGCTGCGCCAGTTTTCGCGGACTACCTGCACGGCATCAACAGCGCGGCGGTTTGGATGGGGCCGCCGCTCGCCGCGATCTTCGTCGCGTCGAAAACGATTTTGGTCTGGGTGCAAATCGCGAAGGAACGGCGGGGCAAGGCGGATAAAGGCGAGGAATAACGGCGGCGCACCGCGCGCCCCTCATCACGATCGGCGCGGCACCGCATAAGGCCCCCGCGCGCGCGGGGCTTGCTGGATGGCTAAGGCGTGGATACGTTTCATCATTCTGACCGGATGGAAGGGATGAAGAACGTGGATCTGGCAACTACCGAGCCTATCGAGACGGGTTCACCCCTTAAAAAGGCGCTGTTTCTTCATACGCAAAAAACCGCCGGAACGTCCATTATCCAAATGGCGCGCCTGAATTACGGCAACGAGAACGTCATATCTCACAATCAATATTTAGACGTAGATGCGGGCAAATTTAATGAGTTGAAGTTTATTTCAGGGCACTTTGGCCACGACTTTATGAAAGATAAGAAGGAAGGCAGGTATTCGTTTACGTTTTTGCGCGACCCGGTCGAAAGGCTACTGTCCTTATACAGCTTCTGTCGGTCCAGAACGACAGAGGAATTTGGTATGTATATTTTGGCCAAGCAACTTGATGTGGAGCATTTTTTGTTAGCGGGGGAGGGGTGGTCAGACCAGCATCGGGTCGGCTTCAAGGAAACCGTTTGGAATCATCAGACGTGGCAGCTGTGCCACGGCTGGTCGCGAGATGTGAACGATCCGGGCCGCGCCACCATCTTGGATTTCAGTGAAGAGGATCTTATCGAGCGGGCGGTGGCAAACCTGCTTGAATTTGATTATGTCGGCTTCGCTGAGACATTCGATGCCGACGTGGCGCACATCGTCAAAAATCTCGGCATGGCGCATGCCGGCCCGCCGCCGAAGGTGAACGTCAGCGAAGCACGGATCAATTTGTCCGACCTGACCTGGCCAACGATTAAGCGCCTCAATGAATTTACGGCCCTCGACAAAGAAGTCTATCGACGGGCGTGGGAGCGCCGGCGATCGGCTTAA